GTAAACATATAACAAATAAATAAGAAGCAAATAAAGAACAAATAAATATGACTTAAATAAATAATAATTCAAATACAATTATCGGCGAAATAAACATATAGTGTAAGTCACTGAAGGGCAACGCTTTGTGCAAATCGCCAGGCGAATTTAAAAAGTCAAGCATAAAGTTTATCAAAATTAAGGGTTGACAAGCAGAGTTGATTATACTATATTATAGTTATGACAGATTTTATTGCAGACATGAAAGCATCTCTCGAAAGATGGAAAAGCCCAAAAGATTCTCAACCTCGCAAAGGTATGATGGTATACTTAGACAAAAGCACACCAATTCTCGTGCAGTACGCCAACGAAGATAGTTTCAACCACGCCAAGACGATTACTTCTCGCAAGGGTCAGCAATCTTGTCTTAGAAATGTAACACCAAACGGAGGAAAACTACAATGATACTAACACAACCTAATCAAATCGCACAATTCAGAGCAAAAACCTTACTAAGAGGCTTAAAGTTAGAAACTTTAGGAATGACCAAAAGAGGGCAGTCTTGCTATAGCATTATTAAGTCAGAATATGGTCTTAAAGGTAGCAAACAAAAAGTTTACGATCAATTCAAGAAAATCCTTGACATGGGTTAAAACAAGAACTAGAATGACTACTATGCAAAAACTTGATAAACTATACAAAATTGACTCCCTCGGTAAATTAAGAGAGTGGACAATGGTAATCGATGGAAACGCTTTCTACGCTGAGAAAGGTTTAGTCGGAGGTAAAATTCGATGCGATAAACCAACAACTACAACTAGCAAGAACGAAGGCAAGAAAAATGCCACAACTGATATCGAACAAGCATTGGTTGAAGCAAAAGCTAGGTGGATAAAGAAACTTAAAGAGGGTTATGCCAAAACCCCCAAAGAAGCAGAGACAACTGCATTTTATGAACCCATGCTTGCACAAAAGTTTGAAGATAGGCAAAAAGAAATCAACAAATCTTTTTCAGATAACATTGCCGTATGGAGTCAACCAAAACTAGATGGTATTCGTTGCATCATTCGTTCAGAAAATTGGGAAGTTGTTGCTCGAACACGCAAAGGTACAAGAATTGATATGATTCCCCATGTATGCAAAGCATTGATGGAATTCTTCAACGAGTACCCCAATGCTATTTTGGATGGAGAGTTGTACAATCACGATTTGAAGCACGACTTCAACAAGATTGTATCTCTTGTGCGTAAGCAAGCCCCCAAAAGAGGAAAAAATGACTCAGAAAAAGCGTGGGAAAAAAAGCTTAGAGCATATGCAGATAGACTTGACGAGGCAGAGAAATTGGTTCAGTATTGGATATATGATATTCCACGATTTAGCGAAGATTGGCACAATGAGTCAACCCCATTTGCTTCAAGAATGTTTAACTTTCAAAGTTGCTATATGAGTATGGACGATTCAACACAAGATTACATAAAGTTAGTACATCCTACTTCTTGCAAGAATCACGATGACTTAGATTTGTTTTACGGAAGTTATACAGATGAAGGGTACGAAGGGCAAATGGTAAGACTGAATTGTCCTTACGAAAGCAAAAGAAGTAAAAGTTTGCTCAAACGCAAAGAATTTCAAGATGCAGAATATAAAGTTATGGACATTGAAGAAGGTAATGGAAACAGAGGGGGAACTGCAAAACATTTGGTGTGTTATTGCCCCGAAGTAGATAAAACTTTTCACTCTAACATAAAAGGGTCATTTGATTATCTTGCAGAGATTTTGCAAAACAAAGATAATTACATTGGCAAACTCGCAACAATCAAATTCTTTGAACTAACTCCTGATGGAGTGCCAAGATTCCCATATGCCATTGCATTTAGGGATTACGAATAAAAACAACCAACCCATGCTAAAATGATTGATCCAAAAAAAGTAACTAATTATAAAAGAACTAAATCCGAACTGCAAGAATTCCTTTTGTTCTGTATTTGTGTCGCGGGCAAAAAAAGTACTATTGAAGCACCTAAGCTTGATAGATTTTTGAATTCACTTAAAAAAAGGTTTAAGTTAGAGGAACCTTTTGCTTTGATTGAATCCGCGAAAGAAGACGGAAGTCTTTGGGATGAAATGCAAGAACATAGAATTGCTCCGTATGGACAAAGGTACAATAGTTTTGTGGATGTTATTTCAAAGCTTGATGCGTACAATCTAGAAGAATCTACTCTTGATCAATTACAATCGATTAGAGGTATTAGTACAAAGACTAGTAGGTTCTTTCTTACTCATTCTGTTGAGAAGTTTGATGATCCCGTTCTAGATACGCATATCCTTAAATTTCTAACTGATTTCGGTTACAAAGATGTGCCAAAGTCAACCCCTCAAAACCCAAAGGTGTACGAAAGATTTTCTAAACTATTTCGTAGTATCGCTAGATTTGAGGGAAAAAGTGTTGCAGATTTTGACTTAGAGATATGGACAAAATATTCCTACGGAAACGCTTGACAAATTAAGATAACTTATATAACATTATTATTATGAAAATTGCTAAACAATCCGTCCTTGGTTTTATGGAAGATGTCTACCCTTTAGGGATAGATACGAGTTATTTTACAAATTGGCTCGATTCTATTGATGAAGATAGAATGAAAACATATCAAAGTTATTGGGAGTCTCTTCGACCCAAAACAGAAGCTGACTTTATTAGAGTGTGGTTATTCGCCTTTATGAGTATACATACCACATGGGAGAGTAATGTTAGAGGTTACGAAGCATTGAAAGACTTAAAGTGGATGAACGATAAAAAACTCTTACGAGAAAAGCTTGTAGAATGTAGAGCAGGTTTGTACAACATGAGAACAGATAGGTTGTGGAAATTTCGCAATCAATGGCTAAAGGATTCTAGCCAATTTTACAAAAAAACCAATGAAGCTTGGCAAGATTACAGAGATCGTTTGACTGATAATGTGTATGGCATTGGTCTTGCGAAAACATCATTCGTAATTGAGATGGCATATCCAAATGCAGATATCTGTTGTCTAGATGTTCATATCTTGCGTTACCTTGGTAGAGAACAAGAAAATGGATCTCTCAACAAGAAGACTTACCGAATCCGAGAAAATTATTGGATTGACGAATGCAGAAAAAGAAACTATGATCCAGCGATGGTAAGGCATTATTATTGGGATGATATGAAGGGATATAATGATACTCGTTATTGGTCATATGTTCTAGAAGGTCAAAAACGATTCGACTTATCTTTATTTACTCAAAAACTTAAACATAAAATTACATCATGGACACCAAAGAAGACAGAATTACAAGCAGTTTAGACGAGGAGGCGATAGTGTATACAGAATATGCAGACGCACTAATTGGGGTTGACTCGAAAGGTCGAGCAACCTACAATCTTGAAAAATGTATTAACATACTTATTGAAAGAGATGGTATGGATTACGAAGAGGCGACAGAATATTTTTGGTTCAATACTGAGGGGGCTTACTTTGGAGAACTAACTCCTTTGTTTGTTGAAGTATACTAAGTGGATGCGGTTACGCTTTTTATAATCATCTCTGCTTACTTTTTTTACCTCAAACTGAAATGAATATATCTGAAATCGAGTCTTATTTTGATGCAATAGATTTTTTCGATAAAGTGTTTGACAAGGGCAAAATGAGCGCGGAAGAAACAGTAAAGAAAATGTATAAACATTGGCCAAATACCACTCTAAGGTTAACCGCTCAAGGTTTTTTTATGGCAATAGTAGAAAGAAATTAGTTTAGTTCAAATAGCATGGTAGCAATAGCCTTAGGGGCGTAAACCCCTGAGGCTTAGCTGTTTATAAAATCGCCCGCCGATTTCATGCCAACTTTTAAAATATTTTTTTCTCAGAAAAAAGCTTGACTTTATACGATAAAGTGTCAAACTAACATATATGATACCACTAGCTAAGAAGTTGCAAACTAGATACAAACTAAACCTTAACAAACCCGTCTTTGTTTATAAAAACCTTCATCGAGATTGTTGGAGCGTCAAGCAAGATGGCTTAGTCAAGACTCACGCCCAAAACATAACCATGCATAGTTGCACTTTTAAGGTTAATAAAAATGGTAGGGAAAAAGTATTAACAGAGAAAAGAAAGAATGTCCATGCGGGAGTACTTGGTTATATAGAAAAATGGATAGATTTAGATTGGGAGAAGAATCATTCTACCGCCCGACCCGTAACATATAATCCATATAAGTATAAGAATTTTGTTGACAAAGACACGGAACAAATGGTAGATTACTCTATTGCAGTTAAACTAGAAGGAAACCATGTATTGGCAGTATTATGAATGAAACACAAATGACAAAAACAAAATTGAAAAAAGAAATCTTAGATGAATTTGATTATTTATCACCAAAAGAGTTAATTCAAATTTTCGAGATGATTTTCGGAAATGGCGAAGTAAAGCTTAACGAAGTAGATTGGAGCAAGTAATTATGACCCTTATTGACCACATTATTCTTTTACCATCAGCTATAGCAGTTTTTGGTTTTATTTGGCACATGACATATGAGACATTCTTTGCAGAAGATAAAAGCGAAGATCTTTTCAAATTAGTTGTTGACAACAACAACAAACAAGGTTAGATTATTATTATGAAAAACATTGCAGAAAAACTCGCAGAAATCAAACAATGCTTTTTGGGTAACTTGCGTTACGCTGACCCAAGCGACCCAATCAATTTGGAACGAGCTAAACAGGTAGGTGTTAAAGGTTTTGCGATTCAGTCGCTTGATGAAGCACTAGCAGATGCCATTGCTGATTGCCAAGATGCTCATTATGAGTATTTATTAGAAGAATCTAGAGAAGGAGCTTCTTTATAATGGGTTTAGATCAATACGCTTACGCTCGTCCTCCACGCAAACGCAATGGAGATGACGATGAACAGATTGCCGAATGGCGAAAGCATAATCGCTTGCAAGGTTGGATGGAGCAGTTGTGGAACGATAAAGGATGCCCTAATGCAGATGAGAGTGACAATTTCAACTGCGTTGCACTTCAAATCACAGAAGAGGACTTAATCAATCTAGAAGATGCAATCGACAACTTTGAACTGCCCGAATCCAATGGTTTCTTTTGGGGAAGTGATTCTTATTTTTGGACAGATGAAAATGACGAGCCATTTCCCGAAAACGAATATTGGTATAAAGAATCAGATCTTAATTTTGTAAAAGATGCAAAAAAGATGCTTGACAAAGGTTATCGAATTTATTATAGTAGTTGGTATTGATAAAAACTATGAAAACACTAAAAGATATAATTTCCCAAATGGGCTTCGTAAACTCTCTACAATGCGATGAACTTGCAGAACATTTCCCTCATACTAGAGTTGTTATTCAATGGGGCGGAATGCCTCGTGAGCGAGTGTCTGCTTTTGAGGTTGCAAAAAGAATTAAGTATGTAGAAGATAATGACATTGATTATGTAAGGCAATGCTTTATATGTTCTAAAGAATATAATATGTTGAAAGAAGTATTTGGGGTTGCATAATGAACTTAGAGGAAGCAATAGAACTGATTCAAGAGCAACTTAAGCTCGGCGAAAGAATGGTCATTACTAAAACCACATTTTCTTTAGAGGAGAATGATGATGATATTGATCTTGACATGATTAACCAAATGTACAATAATTAAGATATGAAGCAAAAAGAATATATAGATGCAGTATGCGACCACGACCAATTTGGTATAAAGCCACCTATTTCTGACGAGGTAGAACATGACCAAGATGCAGATATGTGGAGGTTATGGTTTGAATTTAGGAACGAATTTACGGGCGAAGAGGATATAATTCCTGTTCATTTTGAAACAAAGGAGGATGCAGATGAAGCAATACAAGAAATCAACAATACTAGAATTTTTCAAGAAGAGCGTAAAAGTGCTTGACTTTATACATCGTATATGCGATAATACTAACATAATGAAGAAAATGAAAATGAAGAAACTAACTACTACTATAACTAATTTGCTTGGTCGAGGAACTGCCATTGCAAGCTTTGACTACAACGGAACAACTCGAAATGTTGTTATTGGTGCTAACGCATCTTCTCAAGGAGAGAGGGTTTGGGGAGCAATGACCAATCGAGCCATTATCGAGCATAAAGGTAACGCTTACTTATCCGCAAGGGTAAACAATGATCCTGCGGGTTATGTTAAAGCTTTTCGACTCGATAAGATCAGCAATTTTAAGGTAGACGGATCAGTCGTCTAGTCTAGCAAGTTAGTAGCGGTGTTAAGCGGGGTCTGCGTAGCGGACCCCGTTTTTTTATACCCACTTAAATAGGTTGCCTTAAATAGTATAATGTTTGGCACAAAAATCGCCAGCCGATTTAATGCCACAAATTGCATGGTATATCAAGCATAATGACGGCTAAACACAGAAAGGCTAAGGGTTTAGGCTTAAAACTTAACTTATGCATCTTATATCATGCATTCCTCATTGTTTCAAAAAAACTTATCAAATTAAGTATTTTTTGCTTGCGTTTAACATAAAAAAGTTTATTATTGTATATATAGAATGAAAAAGATCAAAGTAAGAAAACCAATTTTATTTACTAAGTCTCGACCACATAAGGTCAAGAAGGTAATCCATCGCAAACTAAAACATAAAGAACAATTATGAATATTAACGAAAATTATATAGAACAAGATATGCCAAGTGCAGTTCAGATCACAAACCTTGTCATGGATTCATTATTTGATATTGCTATCAAGCCTATGGAATCGAAACTTAACGAACAGCAAACAGCTTTAGTTGTCGAAGCGGGCATAGCGTTAAAGATTATCGCTAAAGAGGCAGACGCTTATAGAAAACTAAAATTACACGGAAACGAATATTATAAAAATTAAGTGTTGACAATTGCACGAAAATTTAAGATAATTATAAACATAACCTAATCAAACGAAAGAAAAAAATTATGAATAGACTAAACCTAAACATCTGCGGTGGCGAACATACTAAAGTAGGCTTTGATGAAGTCTGTGCGGTGGAAACACCTCAAGCTACCGATACTTGGAGACCAATTAGCCATAGCTACCTCATTGATAGAGTTCGCTCTCACCTTGACGATAATGGATACGATATCGTTGCAGAGAATCATAACCTCGCTCGCTTCGGTCAACGCTATTTTGGGTTATTCCAAGTAAACGATAAGAATAGAGAAGATGAAGATCGGGGTACTATTCTTGGTCTTCGTAATGCTCATGACAAATGCTTTCCTGCAGGACTTTGTGCAGGTGACGCCCCTTTCGTGTGTGACAACCTTGTTTTTCACAATGAGATTGTGCTTGCTCGTAGGCATACTAAAAACATCATGACCGACCTTCCTCAAGTCATTGCTCGTACCATTGGCAAGTTGTCGGGAATGTGGAATACTCAAGACAAGAGGATAGACGCTTATAAAGATTTCGAGGTTACAAACGCTCAAGCTAATGATCTTGTCATTCGTGCTTATCAGTCGGGTGCAATCAGCAAGGCTAAAATTGCAGATGTTGTTACTCAATGGCAAACGCCCGAACACCCCGAATTTAAGGATCGCAACATGAATTCCTTATACAATGGTTTTACTGCGGTATTGCGTGGTGGAGTCATGCAATTACCAAAGCGTTCTGATGCTTTGCATTCTGTGCTTGACTCAGAAGTCGGTCTAACTCTCTCAACTAAATCTTAATTCTAAGAAAGGATATACTATGAAACATCATAATCTCTCAAGCGTACTCAATAACCTTCAAGGACGATTTGTTTCGGTTCTTGTAAAGAATGGGCAGACCCGTCAAGCCTATTCAGCAAAGCTAGTTGGGCATTCTCCTTCAACTGTAACTTTTGTAGACACAAACGAAAACAAAGGGCGGAATTACCGCAAGGTAGATCGTAAATCTATTATTGGCCTTAAAAGCGGATCAAATAGTTTTCGAAGAACAAAACAGCTTTAGGTTAATAGGTAGTAGTCAAATAGTCCCAAGGGCGCAAGCCCTTGGGGCTTAACTGTTTGTGAAATCGCCTGCCGATTTCGTGCCAATTTTAAAAAGTTAATTTTAGAAAAAAAAGGGTTGACTTTAAGTTAATTTACTTCATAATTGTATACATAACACTAAAGAAAGGATTGCTATGAAAAGAATTGTAAAAATACTAATGGAAAGAGACCAACTAAGCAAAGAAGATGCTATTCGCCAAACGGCCACATTTTTTCGTGAAATGTCCGAAGATATTGCAACGGGCGGAGATCCGTCTGAATGGGAAGACAACTTTATGTCCGAGTTCGGATTAGAGCCAGATTTTTTCGAAGATTTGCTTTTTAGGCTTGCATAAACCACTTAACTAGACTATATTCTATATATGATTACAACAACATTGCTTACTCAAGGAAACTCCAAAATTGTAAAGGGAGAAAAACTAGGATACATAACAAAGGGAATTCATTTTGCCCCCGCAAATCTTTCAGGGTTTGAAGTTTGCCAATGGCGGTCAAAAGGTTGTACAATGTCTTGTCTTAACACGGCAGGTCGTGGGCAAATGAATTCTATTCAAAATTCACGCATTGCAAAGACAAAGTTATTTTTCAATCAACAATTAGATTTCCTTGCCAAGCTATCGAAAGAAATTTCTAATTCAATTAAGAGTGCAACAAAGAAAGGGATGAAGTCAGCTTTTAGACTCAATCTCACAAGCGACATTGCTTGGGAATCCGTTTTCTTGAATGAAGATCAGCCAAAATCAATTTTTGACAAGTTTTCATCAACTCAATTTTACGATTACACAAAGTCGTTCAAAAGAATGGCTCAGTATCTTGGCAAGGATAAAGAATTTCCTAGCAACTATCATTTGACTTTTTCGCTTTCCGAAACTAATCAAAAGCTTGGGGAAATGATTCTTGAAATGGGCGGTAATGTTGCCGTTGTATTTCGCAATCAATTACCTAAGACATGGAAAGGTTACGAAGTTGTCAATGGCGATGACAATGACCTTCGCTTTCTTGACAAGAAAGGTGTTGTTGTAGGGCTTATCGAGAAAGGTATGGCAAAGAAAGATTCAACGGGATTTGTAAAAGAAGGGATTGATTCTTAAATTAGTTATTGACAAAAGGCTTTTATTTATTCATTATTAGCATTATGACAGATTACAACTTATTATTCGAATCAGGCGACACTTATTATGACTCAGCTTATGCAATGGACATTTCACAGGATAGAGCGTTACAAGAATTGGCTAACCATGGAGTTACTACTAATGAGGGCATTGTAGAGTTTTATGAAGACATGGGAGACAAAGAGTCTTATCCTGCTCAAAAAGTGCTTGAATGGCTTGGCTATTGAACCCTAAATAGGTCAAATAGAAATAGTTAACTTTTTAGGCGTATTGTAAATCGCCAGGCGATTTTTTTTGATTTAAATTCGATTTTATTTGACAAACTATCTTTTTTAGCTTAGTTTATATATATTAACGCTAATACTAACACATAATCAAAATGACAGATACTACATATAACGGATGGACAAATCGCACAACATGGCTTATTAATGTATGGTACAACCCTACTACCGCAGACCTTGATTGGATCAGGGAGGACTTAGAAGATAAGGTTAACAAGCTAGCTGATTCAGAGCAGGTATCTGATAAAGTGCTTGCAGATATGATAAACCTTGAAGAGGTAAACTGGTCCGAATTGGAAGAAAGCTTAGAAGACCCCGAGGACGAGTAGGGGTCAAATCGCCAGCCGATTCCGTGCCAATTACTTAGCAGGAATCAATCTATATCGAAGCCGTTTTGCTCCCGTGTTTTGCATTAGCCGTACTTTAAGCAAGGCATCTGCTTGCTTCTTATACATAGGGATAGATTCTGTTATCCATCCTGTTTTTTTTGTTAATGGAATTGATTGGAGAATTAACATATTAGCCTTTTGTTTAGGATTCTATTTCGTGCCAAAATGAACTTACCGAGTTCATGTCGACTAGGTTTTCGTCAGAGTCAAAATCTTCCTCTTCTTCTTCTTTATGCTCAAGAGAATCAAATTCTTCTTGAATGTCTTCTTTCTTTGCTTCGATTAAGCCATGCTCTACAACTAGCTTTTCTGCTAATTGCTCTGCCTTCAATTCGTCTAAAAGATTTTTGAATTTAGAGGTAACTTTGTTACTTTCTGCGTTATCTACTGCTTGTTTTATTAGGTCAATGTTATTCATATTTATATACAATCTAATGGTTAAAGGTGTTAAAGTCAAGCCCAAAAAGGATGTTTTTTTACAGATGACATAGGTACTGCAACCCTTTTGTTTGTGTTATATATGCGAGCTAAAACAAAAGTTTCTGCTCCATCTTGTTGAATTCCCTCTACATGAAGGATGCGTTTTTGGTAATCTATTACAACATCGTTTTTGTTAATCATACCTTAATCTAATCAATTTTTTTGTTAATTGCAAGCTAAATCGTCTTTTTTTTAGCATTTTTATTTTATTTTTTTTGGCACGAAAATCGCGGGGCGATTTGCCCTTATTCGCTTAGCTCTGTTTGGGCAATTCTGTCAAGATCGGCTTGTGCGGCTATGACTTGCATCTGTGCTGATGCAGAGCCGTTATTTGCCGCCTCGATATTCTCATCGATGATTTTAGATAGTCTTCTTTTTTCTTGTAGTAGTGTGTTTGTCATATGTATATAAGTTAAACGATTTTTTAGATTAAGTCAAATTTATTTTCAATTACATTTCAAATTGATCATGGTAGCCGTAATCAAAGTCTTCGTAATGATCCCTACATTCTGGCTCTTCATGATTTCTATGCACTTCTGACATAGGAGAATGCTTGCGAGAGTTATTTGCCTTATTGAAGGCATCAACTTCATCATTCATCTTCTGCATGAGTTCTTCTTGTTTTTTGAGAATCTCGGCGTTAACAGGTCGGTCAATGTGTGAGTATTTACTAATCATAACTAAGTATAATCTAAGGGATAAAGAAGTTAATTGCAAGCAAAAACGTATTTTTCTTAAAAAAATCGGCAGCCGATTTTGTGCCAATCAGCTTTCCTCTAGCAAGCCATCCCTCAAGAGATTGAGTTCTTGCAAGACTTTATTATATTCTTTTCTAGCTTGTTGTATCGCATGAAGTGCATCAAGAACGGCAGTGCCTTGAGTAATTGAAGCTGACTTTGATTCAGCAAGAAATTTAAGATTACCCTCGGCTTTAGACATTGATAAAGCACATTGCAATGTAGGGTATTTTTTAAGAAGATCTTTTGTTGAGTTATTCATGTATTATTTCGTTTGGTTTTCAAGTTCCCACAATTCGGGATGCGATGCGTAGTGAAAAAAGAATCTGCCTTGATTTTGTTTGGCAGTTTTGATTTCAAATTCAGATGGCTCAACACCATAGGTTAAGCGAAAGTTTGCCTCAGAAGCAGAAATTCCAAGTTCTTTTTTGAGTTCAACTACTTGTCCCATGCGTGGGCGAGTTAATTTATTTTTGAACACTTTGACTTGAGTTACCTTTGGGGCGAAACGGTCTTCGTTAATTTTATATCGCTTAGGGGCATAAAAATTCCAAAGAATGGATACTTCTTTTGGTGTTGCTTGTTTAGTTTTCACAAGTGTTAAAGCGACATTTTCAAGCTGTTTTCGTGCGTTAAAACCTTTTTTCCATACGGAATGGTCATCCGAGAAGTCGTAAAACCAATCGTGATATTCTAGGTCGTTAGAGAATTCTGTTTTCAAGTCTTTTATCATAATCATTTATCTTTCTATATATATAAGGTAGTCTAGTTTTTAACTAAAGTCAAATTTATTTGCAATTATTTTACTATTTTTTTTCTCTTATTTCTTGGATGTAGTATTGAGCATTATCACCATCTTTGCGTTGAATGCTTGTTTGGAATTGCAACTTTGGTTGAAGTGTGCGAATCATGCGAGCAACTTTGCGTCTGACTTCATGCTTATCTTCAGCTTGTATAGTGATTGCGTGGTGCGTCTTGTCAATGTCAATGTATGACTTAGTATTACTATTCCATAAGGAAATTGCTTCACCATCGAGGGAAGAGACATGAACGCTTGCAATGAATGTTTTATTCTTAATCATATATACAATATGACATACAAATTAACAAAAGTCAAATTTTTTTTCAATTACCTTTCAACTATGTTTTTGCACAATCCTACTGAATCGCCTGCCGATTTCATGCCAATTTATTTTTAAAAAAAGCTCTTGACATTTAAAACATTTCTCTTTAGTGTGTTGTTATGGACATTATTATTATACTTATCATATTTGCGATTATGACTTGCCGAGAAGTGGTAAATTGTAGTTGACATTATTATTAAAACTATCATACTTGTATTATGAACCTTGCGAAAAACATAGACCACAATTTACTTAACAATTCCCTAAACAAAATTGCTTCTGATGGCTCAACCCATCATGGATATAGCTTTGAAGATTTTGTAACTCTTGCTTTAGGATTTACCGAAGCTGACGGCACACCCTATCGAGACAGAAAACAAGGAGGCACAAAAAATCATCGGCAGAGCTTTGACATCCCTCAAGAAGTTGCCGAACGCAACCCAATTTTACCCGAAGCATACAAGCTCCCATGGTCAATCAAAGCAGTAAAAATTGGAAGTCCTATTGGTCTAGGAACTGCACGACTTCAGTATGATGCGTGGTCAGCTTCGGGGCTTGTGCAGGTATCGGGCTTTTACTCCAAGAAAGGTGGAGAGAAAAGGCTTGAGCATTTTTCGATTGAAGTTGTTCCTCCTGATGTTGAATATTGGGGAAACATAACAAAAGAATTAGTTTATCGGCTTGATCCCAAAGGCGTTTCTAGAGAATGTTATTCTAGAAAAGAATTCGAGGCAGAAACAGGTCGAGTTAACAAAAGCAGAACAGGTGTTATCGGTTTGCGAGCATTAGGCAGACAGAGAAACTTGCAAGCGTATATGAATTTTTCTGACTATAACACTCTTGTTGCTTGACATTTTGACAAAAAACATTACTATAAAACTTATGATTAAAACAAAGATAGATAACCTCACAGAAATGCTTAAGAAGTTAAGTGCCCAAAAAAATGCAGAATTAAGGGTTGGCAACATTATTTCTGCTAACGCTTTAGAGTCAGTGCAAATGGATATCGAAGCAAAGATTCTTGAGCTTTCAGCAAAAACAGAAAAAGGTTTAGTCGTTAAGGCTTGACTTTCTTCTTAAACTCTTATAGATTATTATTATGCGAAAATTATTTGATATGTTTACTATTGCGTTCATTCCATTTATTATTGGTGCAGTCCTACTTTTTGGATGTGCCTTAATTGCTAACCTCATAAACCCATCATGATTAAGATAAAAACACACCCTAATTTCGGTAATTGGTTTAACATATTTGCATTCAACAAATTAGTTGAACAAGTTCATACAAAATCCCAAGCACTAAAAAAGGCTAAAGAACTCGCTCGAAACAACGAGCAATCTTTTTATTTGCATGACGGAGTAAGAAAGGCGGTAGTTGTAAATGAACCAAGCTGAACTTGAATCAAAAAATCCTTTTGTAATTACCGCTATAGAGAGAAGAACGATTATTCTCAGAAAAGATAGCCCGTACTACAAGCCAAAGCTGAATGACAGGGTTTTATCAATTGACTGCGTACTTGCAAATTCAGATCGACTGATAGAAATCCAGAAAGGAATCTTTGAGTTGACAGACTAAAGTTGGCACGAAAATCGCGGGGCGATTCTACATAAACCATTGGTTATTAGTAGTTTAAGTATGTAAAAAAATCAATTATTTTTTCATTTGGGCTTGACTTTTGGAGCTAGCTATACTATATTCTATATATGATTAAGATTGAAACACACCCAAACTTTTCCGAATGGCTTAACATTTCATTATGGGGAAAGTTGATTGATAACGCTAAGTCTGAAGTTCAGGCATTAAAAATTGCTAAAACTATTCAGAAAGAACGCCAAGCTCAAGGCGAAAGAATAATGATTATTAACCATGTAGAGGAAAACAACTAAAATGACTAAAATTTCACAACAGATTAAAGAGGCATTTCTTGCAGGCGTTCACGCTAAACATTCAAACACTACGACAGACGGAAACAATGTTTGGCTTTATGGTCACAAAATTATTAAGCGTACCGCAGATGGACTCATTCAAGCAAGTTGGGCGGGTTACCCAACAGCGACTACAGCAGAACGACTAAGAAACATTACTGATGCCGACTTCAGAAGAAAGGGCGGCAATGTACTACTCAACAACGAAGTTGTTAACCCGCATGATTGGTACGCTATCAGGTTTGATTCTAATTGTCAAGATTTTTAGCCAAACAACCCCCCCCATTTTTTGGAATTTTACCTAACCCTTTCTCTGAGGAAAGGGCGGGGGTGGTAGTTTTCAGTATAAAAACGAAAACATATTTATTTAGAATAATTGCTCGACCAAAAAAAAATCGGACCTTAACCAAAAATAGTTAAGTAATCTCTATGGTTTTTTTGCGTTGTTCGCTTTTTTCTTCTTTTAATTGAATCTCTAGAATTCCATTTTTAATGGATGCGTTAGATTTTGCGAGGTCAACTTTTATTTTCGTGGCAAACTCTCGATTTATTTTAGATGTCATGGTTTCGCTGATTTTCTTGTTGCCAGTAATTCTGACTGATCTACCATCAATATTAATTTTAAGGTCCTCCTTGGTCATCCCAGGGGCCGCCAAACGAATGATACAACCATCTTTAGTCTCTTCAATATCTGTGCCAGCATTAAAACTGCAGACTCTATCTTTTAAAGAGTTTTCGTTACTATTAAAAAAATCAGACAACCATGAGGTGTCGAAACCAGAATTTATAAGTGAATATTTCATACAATATATATTGCATAAGTCATGCCAACTAAAAACGCGGTAAAATCGCGGTAAAATCTAGTTAGTTGCGACTTTCTGACCCAAACGGAGTTTTCTGTTGGCATGCGCATGAGTCATCGTGGCGCAAGTTATATTTTTGGCATTTATTTTTATATCGTTCCCACATATAGTAGGGCCAAAAGAAGTGGAAAGCTAAATCGTCTTGGTTTTTTAAGGCTGCAGCTAGCTCAAGGGCGTAAACCTTCTCCCAATTCTTTTCTTCTTCAGAAAATTTAGTATCTTCTGGTTTTAATTTAGGTTCTTTTAGCGAACAAGTACAAAAAAATAATACAATTAATAAAAACCTCATAATATGAGGTACACAATTATTAACTAATAAATTACCACTTGTATTTTTCCCAAGAGCAATATAAGTATAGTAGAGCTAGCACTCCAATAATAGCTAATGTCATTTAACAATCCTTTCTTTAATAATTTGTTGGGCATATTCTTTACCATGCCAGCCTGAAAGTTCTACTCGGTTCCCAGAAGAAGATAAATCTTTATAATGTGCAAAAAAGTTTGTACAGATTTCAATAAAATGTTTATCTATACAAGACAGGTCTGAATATTTATCTTTGTAGAAATTCGGTACAGCAATTATTTTATAATCTTTTTCTCCATTGTCGTCCATGTCCAACACTCCCAAAACCTTAGCTTCAACGATTGTTCCCCTTTGAATAGGTTCTTTGTTAATAATTAATATATCTATTGGGTCTCCGTCTTCGCACATGGTCTGAGGGATGAATCCATAGTTAGCAGGATAAACCATTGAAGAGATTAAAGACCTGTCGAATATGAAACCCTGGAGGTCGGGGTCGTATTCATATTTATTTCGGTGACCTTCTTGTATTTCAATTATTGAATTAACTACAGATGGGCAGTGTTTATTTTGCGGGACATTATACAAATTCATTTTCTTAGCAAGTTCAACTATAATTACACGAGAATATTTTTTTTTGATTGACTTTTATTGAGAAAAACAGTAATATTACTACCAATGAATATGTTTCAAGAAGAACAATCGAAAGAAGATAAAATAAAGTTAGAAGCAAAAGCTAAATATGGAGTTCATTTCAATTTTTTCGAACAAGCTGGCAAAGAGTTGAATTGGTTGGAGGAAAATAATCCAACATTCGCAAAAAAAAATAAAGTTTGTATCATTGGTAATGGTTTATCTTTGTTAAGCAAAAAAGCTGGAGAGGCTATAGATAAGTTTGACTACGTTTGTAGGGTTGATGATTTTGTAACTCCTGTTGAAAAAACAAAGTTTATCTTAGGTAGTAAGACTACTCATGTTGTGCACGGCGCAAGCCCTCTAGCTTCTGCGTGGTCAAAAGGCAGGGTTCTTCCTCGCGTAAGCAACATCTTGTTAATTCCTGCGGATCAATTCACCAGTATGCAGGCATGGCTTTATTATTTCTGCGGTAAGAATGGTTCGCTATTTGATTCTACCCCATTAATAAAATTACTTCTTTTAGAAAGATTAGGTATAGAGAATATAGAACAACAAGATATATGGAAAAATATAAATAGCCATGATCTATATGATACAAATCAAAACTGGAATTTTGTGTCATTAGCTTTGTGTAGAGAAATCGCGAATAAAACAGTTGAATACCCATCGGTGGGTATTTCAACAATATTCTATTTTAGATATATTTTAAATTGGGACGTATCTGTTATTGGTTTTGATTTTGAAGACAAGCATATTTGCGAAGAGCTGACCAAAGACATTAAGGCGCCCATGCATGAAAAAATCGACTACACAGAAGAATCTGTAGTATTTGACGAATGGGTAGGTAACAAAATCATTAAACTTCTTTGATCTTAAATCAAGTAGTTGTATTGTTTGTTATTTTATTTTTTTAATTGCTTCTTCTAGAAGATTAATTTGTGATAAGTTTAATTTTACTTCTCCATTGTAATCATCTTTAATAATATATTCGTTATTTTTCGTTTTTATTATTTCGGGGCAACACTTGCCCCTACCACAACTTAATATAATTTTATTTAAAATATGTGATTTTTCTTCTTTCATAAAGTAACACAAGGAGCTGTTTGTCAGCTCCTTTTTTTCTTTTTAAGTTTTATTATTTTGATGTCCGCATTAAGTAGGGAAAATACCCTAGCTACATTTGTCCTCTTCATCATTTCATAAGGAGTCTTATTGTCAAGCTCTTGCCTGGGCATCCCTAGCCATGTAACTGACTCGTAGGAGTTCATGTGCTTTGCGAGCAGCTCCATTATTTGAATATGCGCTCGGTTAATTTTCAATTTCATTGAAGTATAATATAAGATCTATCAAAAAAAACTATTTTAATGTGTATATATTTTATATGGGACCAGTACTAAATACAATCATAGGAGCAGGAATAAAAGTTTTCGCAAACCTGCTTAATTACTGGATCGAACAAAAAAGGCAGGATCAAATGGTGCTTGCAGCAAGAGACAATGCAATGTTAACTGCGTTAATAGATAATCATTCAAAGCAGGCCTCCGACCCATTTGTTAAAGTTACAAGAAGAATGCTTTTTCTAACTATAACATTTACAATGTGTTTTTTAATGATTTATTATGCAATGAATCCAAATATTCAATATGATGTAATAATTGACAAACCTTCGAGTGGAGGCTTGTTTTCTTTTTTGTTTGGCGGGAATAAATCTTGGGAAAAGGTGCAATTAACAGGAGGATTACTATTGACATCTTTTATGGATTTATGTTTTATGGTAGTTGGTTTTTACGCAATCCCTAGTAGGTCCAAATGAGAGTAATATATATCACATTTTGCTTACTCCTAATTAGTTGTTCTACTAGCATACTGAGGAATACTACAGAGCCAAAAGCGGTAAATTTTAATAGCAACACGAACGAATTCCAGAATATTGACCAAAATAACGACGGAGTTGTATCAAAGAAAGAATTTGAAAAAGTTAAAACAAACCAACATAATTATGCTTATGATGAACCAATCACAATTACCCTTATTATATGCGGCATCACTCTTCTTTCGTGCGCCTTTAGTGGGGCTTTTAAAAAAAAATAAATGAATATTCTTGAATACGAAACTTTACTAGCGTCAATCATAACACTAGGATCCACCCTTGGAGGTTTATGGTTGAGGACGTATCTTCAGAAGAAGAACTCAAACCAAAGTTTGCACCCAAATAAAAAGGCTCAGCAAAAAATGGAGGCAATAGGCAAAATCAATCAGGAGGTATATAATTTTCTATCACATACTAGAAAAGAGCTTAATGCAGATAGATCATATATTTTTGAATTTAGTAATGGAAGCTATTTTTCTTCAGGCTTACCCATATCAAAATTCACATGCACCTATGAAACCGTAGGAGAGGGTATAACCTCTGAAAGCCATAATCCTGGAGAGTATAGAGTATCTAATTTTAATGAATATATTAAAATATTAATAGATGGAGAAAATTTCATTCTAGAGGATATAAGGTCTTGCGAGAAAACATTGCTAAAAGAGCTTTTAATTAAAAAAGGAGTTTCCAGTCTATATAACTTTCCGATTAAAGATATTCATGGTAGAGTAATTGGTTTTTTGGGTTTAGACTTTGTTAAAACTCCCCAGAAGTTAACATCTGGTCAAATTAACCATTGCAATAAAGCTGCTGATAAGTTGAGTGGTTATTTAAATGCAGATGATATCTGTTAAAAACAAAAGCTAGAATTTTAATATTTAAATATTATCATAGGTATGGCTTTTACCTACTGTCAACACTGCGGAACTAAACACGAATACTCTTCATCTATACCCAACTTTTGCACGAATTGCGGCACCTCCTTTGGCGCAGCAAGAGCACCTTCAGGCAATTTAAAAAATGAAGAAGAAGAAATTACTAAAAAACCCTCATCAATTCCAGAGATCAACAAGTTAGATTATGAGATAAAACATAATGATTATCAAGAATCTACAATTGGTTCAGTAATGAAGGAAGAAAAATTAAATATCTCTACTCCTCGAAGGTCCCGAAAAAGTTTAACTGGAGATTCAGTAAAAGACTGTATTGAAGAATGTAAGCCTGCCAGGGAAGCGAAAGAGATTGACGGATAAAAATAAAAAATTAACCTACGAAGAATGCCACGATATTGTGGTTGAAGAGATTTTAAAACGTAGGCATAAATGGTTCTTAACTTCTGTTTCGTGGATGGATTTTGACGACGTTACTCAAATTATTTCTTCGCATATATACGTTAAGTGGGATAAGTTTGACCAGTCCAAACCACTAAAGCCATGGTTGAATAAAACAATCTCGAATCAATTGAAGAATATTCTTCGAAATAATTATTCTAACTTTGTTCGCCCATGCATGAGCTGCCCTTTTAACCTTTCTGGTTCTGGGGGTGATGATGGAGCTTGTTCATTTACCCCTTCAGGCGCACAAGATTCATCATGCCCGCTGTTTGCAAAATGGGAAAAAACAAAAAAAAGCGCTTATGACATAAAATTACCTTTATCAATTCACGCAGAAGAAACTGACTATATAGAAATAAAAGACTCTCATGCAGAAATTCAAAACCCAGAGCAAAGACTGCACCTAGAAATGAAAAAAGTACTTGCTCCTAGACAATACATAATCTATGATATGTTATATATACAACACAAGTCAGAAGAAGATGTTGCATTAAGAATGGGTTATAAAACTTCAGAAACTGGAAGGAAGGCTGGATACAAGCAAATAAAAAACCTAAAAAAACAATTTAAAGAAAAAGCAAAAATGTTAATTGCAACCAAGGATATTTTCATTTAATGAATAAAGTTAATTTAACAGAAGACCAAAAACAGTTTATTCAAAAAAACAAAGATAAACTTACCGACCTTGGAGAAATGACTCGGTCTGTATTTATGGACGAAAGCCTTGATGGAAGAACTACTGAAGGTAGATCTGTGAGAGAATATTTGATTGAGATAGGTCAAAAGTTCGACACGACAAAAGCTGTACCCGCTAAAAATATTACTTTATCAGAAGAGCAAAAAAGTTTCATATCTGGCTATGCGAAAGACGGAATGAACGCTTTTCAGATTTCTAAAATTATTTTTGCAGATGGAGGCGTAACCCCTTTGAGTAAAGAAACTATCGTTATAGCCGACTTTATTAGAGAGAGTATGCCTGAGGGCTTAGCAGATCAAGATTCTGCAAGAGGGGTTGAGTACAACCCTCCTTGTTCTGTACTTGCTGCAGTTAAAAAAATTAACTCCGTATCTGGAACAAAATTAAATCAAGAAAAACTCACGAGGCACGAAAAGCTTTGCGCAGAAAATTTAACTAACCTACTATCTTCTCCAAGGTTCACTTCTCAGATTAATAGTTATACCAGTCAGGGAGATAGGCTTTTATTTGAAGCTGAGTTTACGAGAGCTTGTTGGGATAAGCCAGACCTTACTCCTGATGAAATAAATATGTATATTAACGTATGTATGGACTATATTAATTTAAAACAGATTGAGATTCAAAAATTAAAATTGAATGATATGTTTAATGCTGCTGAAGAAGAGACTGATCTTACTATGCGACTTACTGAAATATTAAAAACAAAGAGCGAAGAATATAATCAATGCATAAACAGAATTGATAGAGCAATAACCAAGCTGCAGGGAGATAGATCGAAAAGATTACAATCTAGACAGCAAAGTACAGCAAGTATGCTATCATTAGTTAAACTATTTCAAGAAGAAGAAGAAAGAAATATAATGATTAAAATGGCTGAAATGCAGAAGAAAATAATTAGTGAAGAAGCGGAAAGAATGGAGGCCATGCCAGAATGGAAAGCTAGAGTACTTGGAATATCCAGAGATGAAGCAATATGATTAATGAAGATAAAATGTATGTATGTAAAGTTTGCGGCGAATCCTTTAATACTGAACGTAGCCTACACGCGCATTTAAAAAAACATAATTTGACTGTTGCGGAATATTATACCACGCATTTTCCTAAAAAAGATTTATTGACAGGAGACCCTTTACCTTTTAAGAATAAAAAAGATTACTTTAATAGAGATTTTTTATCTAGAAACAGATTGATAAAATGGTTAAGCATGCAGTCTAGGGAGGATGCTGAGGTAAGAAAATATATAATTAATAAACTTGAAAAAAGAATCAAGTCTAAAAATCTACCTCATGCTCCTTGCCATATAGAATTGCAATTATGTCAATTACCGCCTATAGAATATTACAAAAAGATATTTGGGAGTTATAGCGAAGCCTGCAAGGAATTGCAGGGCAGCAATATGGAACCTATCTATTCCCAGAATATTGTATCTGATTTTTTTGAATCCAATAAGCGTTATGACGATGTTGAAGTATTGATAGACACTCGAGAGCAACAACCGTTACAGTTTAACAAATCAAGAATTTTAAAATTAGACTTTGGCGATTATACTACTGGTGGAGATCAATACTCTTACACTTACGTGGACAGAAAAAGCGAGGCAGACTTTAAGTCAACTCTTTCAGTTGGTTTCGAAAGATTTAAGAAAGAAATTTGCAGGGCTGTTGAGTTTGACAGTTTTTTATATATTGTTGTTGATTCTAGCATTAATCAAATAGAAAAGAATAATGGTTTCTCCGCTCATAAAGCTAACCTTGCTTTCATATGGCATAACATGCGATTTTTAATAAATGAATATCCTAAAAATTGCCAATTTATATTTTCTAGCAGTCGAGCAGCTTCTGAATTTTTAATTCCTAGATTACTAATTGAGGGAAAAAACTTATGGGGTTGCGACATGCAGTTTCATATAGACAAAAGAATAAGAGAAAAGAAACAATGACCTGGGATACTGGAAAACAACTTCAAAGAGAATCGTTTAAAGATATTAACGATATCATACTAAATAAAAAAGGTTTTTTAGAAGAAAGGGAGGCGAAGTTACTTTTGTATAAATTCTTAAGAAACAATATTACTTTTGCTGCCGATTTACTTGCAGGAGTAAAACTTTTTCCTTTTCAGCATATGGGTGTTAAGTCAATGTTTCAGACTGATTATTTCTTAGGCGTATGGAGTCGAGGAATGTCAAAATCATGGACTACTGGCGTTTTTGCGTTTCTCGACGCAATATTAAATCAAGGTGTTCAAATTGGTATTATCTCTAAGTCCTTTAGGCAATCTAAGATGATATTTAAAAAAATTGAAGATATTGCCAACAAACCAGAAGCAGCTTTGCTTGCGCAATGTATCACTAAAACTTCAAAGACTAATGATCAATGGACTATGCATATCGGGGAAAGTCAGATTCATGCTTTGCCATTGGGTGATGGAGAAAAATTGAGAGGTTTTCGATTTCACAGAATTATTATCGACGAATTTCTTTTGATGCCAGAAAGAATTTATAACGAAGTTATTATTCCTTTTTTGAGTGTTGTTGAGAATCCCACTCAAAGGGATGATCTTTACTCGCTTGAGACCGAACTTATTAATAGGGGAGAAATGGAAGAAAAGGATAGGTATGTTTGGCCAAACAATAAGTTGATTATGCTTTCTTCTGCAAGTTATAAATTTGAATATATGTATAAAGTGTATTCACAATTTGATGAATTGATAAAGACTGGAAATAAGAAGCCTTCTGAAGCAAATAGGGTTGTTATGCATTTTAGCTATGACTGCGCCCCTACTCAATTATATGATCAAAATTTAATAGATCAGGCAAGAAGCTCAATGAGTCAATCTCAGTTTGATAGAGAATTTGGAGCCGTCTTTACTGATGATAGCTCAGGTTATTTCAAGACCTCTAAAATGGCAGAGTGTACGCTTCCTGAAGGCGCTTCTCCTAGCGTTGAGGTCGCTGGAGAGGTTGGTCAGAAGTATATCCTCTCTTTCGATCCCAGTTGGGCCGAAAGTGAAAGTAGTGATAATTTCGCCATGCAGGTGTTTAAATTAAGTGATGCAAAAAAACTAGGTACACTTGTTCACAGTTATGCGCTTGCTGGTGCGCCCATGCGGTCACATATATTGTATATGCATTACATTCTAACTCATTTTAATATTGTGGGAATGGTTGGAGATTACAATGGTGGCGTACAGTTTTTAAGCGCCGCCAATGAAAGTTCGATATTTAAAAAAGATGGAATTAATATAAAAATGATTGACGCAGACTTTGATAATATTGAAGAATACAATAAGGCTTTATTGGATGCTAAGTCGCAATACGATTTAAAGAGCAAGAGAATATGTATTTTAAGAAAACCTACAAGTGCATGGATTCGAAGAGCTAACGAACTACTTCAGTCAAACTTTGATCATAAGAGGATATTTTTTGCCTCTCCTGCTATTGATGATTTTTACGAAGAGCAAAGAAAAAAAAGGATTCCAATTAATAAATTAAAATTTTCAAACGTTATCGATAAAGACAATAGTTCTGAGGCGTCGAAAATGATCGACTTTGTTGAGCATCAGGAATCTATGATTTATGCCACAAAGGGAGAATGTTCACTAATTCAAATTACTACTTCTCCACAAGGAACACAAACTTTTGACTTGCCTCCGTCTCTTAAAAGACAAACTGGCCCAGAGAAGGCTAGAAAAGACAGTTACTCCGCCTTAATCTTGGGCAACTGGATGATTAAGACATATTATGATTTTTCAAATTCTAAAGATAATACTATTTATACATTTACCCCAATGTTTATTCGTTAAAGTTAAAAGTCGACTTTAACTTTACTTTTAAACTTTTTCGTGTATAATAATTTATGTCTAGAAAATATACCAAACGTTCAGATTATTGGAAAAAATTTGACCAAACAAACAATAACCTTTCCGACCTTACCTCTCAAGATAATCCTGTCGAGCCTAAGTTTTGCGGCACAAACTATTACAGCAAGTCTTCGCAAATATCCAGAAGCCAACCATCTTCGGGCCGATCTGGCGCAAGCAAAAGCAATTCAACTTTTAAGAAATCAAAGCAGAATAAATATTCGAATATAAGAGAGGGTATTCTTCCTTTTGAGCCTGGATCATCTGGAGTTTCAATTCAAGATGCTATTGAACTTTGCCAGAAAGCTTATGCAAATATTGCTATATTTCGTAACGCTGTAGATATAATGTCAGAATTTGCAAACTCTAATATTCACCTTGAGGGAGGAACTGAGCCCGCTAGGCAGTTTATTGACCGTTGGTTAAATAAAATTAAAATCTGGAATTTAAAAGATCAATACTTTAGAGAATATTACAGATCTGGAAATGTTTTCTTGTACAGGGTTGATGGCAAATTTGATAAAGAAGACCTTAAGAAGATTTCTACGATTTACGCTTCGTCTTTACCTTTAGGGCAAGTACCCGTTAAGTATATATTACTCAACCCCTATGATATTGTAGTAACAAAAACAACCTCTTTTGAAGAAGGAGATTATAAAAAGGTATTATCTGAGTATGAACTAGATCGATTAAGGAACCCAAAAACTCAAGAGGATAAAGAGTTCTTTAATGCGCTTCCCGAAAAAACTAAAAAAGAAATTAAAGAAAAAAGATTTTCTCGAGAAGGAATATATGTTCAACTTGATCCAACAAAATTAAATTATAGCTTTTATAAAAAACAGGATTATGAACCTTTTGCAATTCCTTTTGGCTTTCCCGTATTGGATGATATTAACTGGAAGTTAGAATTAAAAAAAGTTGACCAAGCAATTAGTAGAACTGTTGAAAATGTTATTCTTTTAATAACCATGGGTGCAGAGCCTGATAAGGGAGGAATTAATCCAACCAATCTAAATGCCATGCAATCTTTATTTATGAATGAAAGTGTTGGTAGAGTGTTGGTTAGCGACCATACCACAAAAGCAAATTTTATTATTCCAGAAATAAATAAAATTCTGGGGCCAGAAAAGTATGAAATTGTTAATGCCGACATTCGAGATGCATTACAGAATGTTATCGTCGGACAGGAAAAGTATTCTAATACTCAAGTTAAGGCTCAAATATTTTTAGAAAGACTCAAAGAGGCTAGAAACGCTTTTATTCAAGATTTTCTACAGCCTCAAATTAAAATGGTCTGCCGCAATATGGGGTTTCGACAATTTCCAGAAGCCAAATTTGAAGATATTGATATTAAAGATGAAGTCCAACTGCAAAGAATCGCAACAAGATTAATTGAATTAGGAATTTTAACTCCTGAAGATGGATTACGCACAATTCAGTCAGGCGTTTACCCGACGATAGATCAATTAGAGAAAAACCAAAAAGAATATGCAACTCAAAGAGAACAGGGGATGTATAACCCTCTAGTGGGCGGCGTACCTTCTGTAGAACCTCCTGGAGCAGAAGAAGATCGAAAGATTAACGAAAAACTGTCTAAGGAAAAGATTAAGCAGGATGCAAAAAATAAAAGCGAACAGGTTAAGCAACAAGGAGAGCAGGCTGGACAAAATCAAAATAAAGTACCTCAAGAAGTTGGTAGGCCAACAGGAGCAACAGCCAGCTATAGTCAAAAAGCAATCCAGGAAACCGTTTATGCTGTTGAGAGCTTGAGGTCTGAATTAAATAAAACAATGAAAAAGAAGATTAAAAAAAGAAAACTAAACGAACAGCAAGTTGATTCGATAGATAAACTCGTTCAGTCTGTTGTGGTTTCTTCAAAAATAGAAGATTGGCAAAATACTGGAACTCAATGTATTGAAGATTTTAATAAAATCTCTCAACTTAATATTCTTGATGAGGTTAGTGAAATATCATCTGCTCACGAATTAGCAGATTATCCTTCAGCGATTCTTTTTCACAGCAAGACAAAAAAATAAAATACGTGTATCTATCCTTATGATTCAATTTTACAACGTTAGAAAAAAAGAAAAAGTGCAGATTGATCCATCTAAAGTAGAAAAAAAAGTTTATACTAGAACTACTAAAAATGGAAAGATTAGTGAACGTTATGCATTCGCAGCGGTGGATGAAGATGGAACAAAAATGACTAAATTCTGCAGTAAAGCAGATTACGATAAATTAGAAAACTAATGAGTAAGTTTAAATATTCTACGACATTTAATTTTGAAGCAGTCGCTTCAGCTTCTCCAATTTCTAAAACAGAAATATCTAAGGCATCGATTACGAATCTAGAAGGCTTAATTCCTAAAAATATTGATCTCGAGAGAAATATTGATTTGTTAGGAGTTGCATTTAATGCAGCTGTTGTAAATAAATTCAATAAAAATGGCGACGGTATTGATTCTAATACCGCTTTAGCTATAAAAGATTACTTTGTTCACAAACCTACAAACATAGAACATAATAGGGATCAGGTTGTTGGGCATATAGTTTCTTCTGGTTTTTCTTCTTATGAAGATAGCGTCATAATGTCTGACGAACAAGTAAAATCTCAAGAAGAACCTTTTAATATTTCTTTGGCTGCAGTAGTTTATAAAAACTCGAGTCCGCAATTTTCAGATCTTTTAGAATCATCTGCAGATGAAAATGGAGATTTTTCCACGATAATATCTACAAGTTGGGAATTGGGGTTTAATGAGTTTGCTGTATCAATTGGATCTGAAGAGTTAAAAGATAATGAGGTTGTTTACGGCGAAGATATAGAAAAATATAAAGAACATCTTGTGGCATTCGGCGGTAGTGGAAAATTAGAAGACGGAAGAACTGTTCATCGACTAGTTACTGGCGAAGTTTATCCTCTTGGAGTAGCGTTTACAACAAAGCCTGCTGCGGATGTTAATGGTGTTTTGCTTGCCGATCGGGAAGAAAATAATCAAGACGCTCCAAGCACTAATGATGCTTTTTTAAATAAAATTCAAGAAAAAAGTTCTCATCTGAATAAAAACAATGTAATTCTACCAAAGGAAACAAATTTAGATAATACTATGGAAACAGAAAAAATAATTAATAGCTTAGAAGCTCTTCTTGATGAGAAGCGTCGTGCAAACGATTTCTCTGATGAAGCCGTGGCTAGCATTTCTAAACTCGTCAATGATGTGATTATAGAAAAGTCCTCAGAATGGAAGTCTCAAGTAGAAGAAGCTCAAAGTAAAGCTGAGCAACTTGAAAACTCCCAAGCTGAAATGGCTGAAAAATATGATTTACTTCAGAAGGATTTTGAAGATGCTAATAAAAATTTAGAACAACTGAAAATAGATAATGCCGAAAGAGATGCTCAGGAATCTTTCAATTCTAGAATGGAATCCCTTTCAAGCGATTACGATTTAAGCGAAGAAGATCTTAAGATCGTCGCTTCGGAATTACAATCTATTCCTGTTGGTATAGAGGCTTTTGCAGGATACAAAGAAAAATTCATGCAAATTTGGTCTCATAAAAATAAAGAAGTTATCGCAACTAAAGAAGCTGAAATTGAGTCTAGAATTCTTGCCGAAGTCGAAAAAAGAACTTCAGGCGAAGAAAAGCAAGACTCAGCAGAAGTTGTTGATGCTGCGCTCGAAAACGTAGAAGAGTCTGAAGAATTGATTCCAAATAACAATTCCGAATCCTTGGAAGAAGAATCTTTATCAGATCGATTTGAGAAAGCATTTTCTCAAGAAAACATTTCAATCAAATACTAATTTAACAAAGATAAAATATGGCTATTCGAATACTACCATTCCGACAGTACGACGAAAATGACGTTGTCAATATGTTCTCTATGGACGTTGCTAACAGCAATCCTAGTGATACAGTTGCCGACGCTGGACTACTCGTCTCCGTGAGTGCGAAAGACATGGACAAAGATCCTATCGAGCTTAACGCCGCTGACGGCGGACTGCTCGGAAAGAGAGATTATCCTCATGTTGCTCGCAACTATTACCCTTCAGTTCCACTCAAGATTACAGCTTGCGATGGAGGAGTTCCTTTTGGAATTACTTTGGCTCAAACTTTAACTCACGACGAAAACGGCGAAAATCTTCTTCGTTATCCTCAAAAGAAAGCTGAATTATATGCAGTAACTTCTGGAGAAGCAGTTCCCGTTGCAACCAAAGGAATTTTTACCTTGGCTGAAAGCGCGTTTACAGCCGCTCCATTAGTCACCGATACATACGTTACAGCTGCTACTGGCAACAATAAAGGAAAATTAACCGCAGGAACCAATGCTTCTGGTGCTGTAGGAAAAATTCTTGGAGTTGGAAGCAGAACTTCTCAGAATGGAAATGCCGATCAGTTTGAGGGTAAATACGTAGTCGTAAAACTTGACCTTTAATATAGGAGATAAATTATATAATTATGGAAATTACACTTAAACATACTGACGAACAGGTAGAACTTGTAAAAGCTATGGCCTCAAACGATAGAGATATCGCTTATGAAGCTCAAGCAGCTTTAGCAAAATTTATCGCTCCCGTCCTCGCAGAAGTTGTTAATCAAGCTCCTACGCTTGCTAATAAATTTCAAAGCTTTTCTTTTAATTCTGAAGATAACCCCAGTTTTCCTCTTGACTTGTACTATGATGTAACTGACGAAGATTACATTCATACTTGGAGTCAAACTCTTGCTGGTGGACTACCAACCAATCAGGTTCAGCCCACTCATAGCGAAATGAAGTTTACCACTTATCGTCTTGATAGTGCTATTAGCTTCGAAAAACGTTATGCAGCTAAATCTCGCATGGATGTTATCGGAAAGAGCATGACTCGCATTGCCCAAGAAATCATGATCAAGCAGGAAACTACTTCTGCTAATTTGATTCTTGGAGCTCTTGCAGAAGCTAAAACCGATAGCATATCTCATATCCACGAATCTACTCATGGCAAGCTCATGTTGGAAGATTTTAATAAGCTTATCACTCTCTCCAAGAGAATTCATAAGTCCTGGTATGGCGGAACTCCTGACAGCAGTGCTCGTCGTGGAGTAACTGACTTGTTGGTATCCCCTGAAGTTATCGAAAACCTTCGCTCGCTCGCTTACAACCCTGTTAACACCTCTGCTGGCGTTAAGGTTGATGGTACTGGTACTGGAGTAGCTGATTCTTCAATCGCTGCTACTGACTCTATGCGTGAAGGTCTCTGGCGTAACTCTGGCATTCCTGAATTTTTTGGAATTCGACTTCAAGAGTTCTCTGAGCTTGGTAGAGGTGAGCGTTTCAATAATGTTTTCGCAAGCATGATTACTGCTGCTGGCAACAATAAGTCTGTATCTTCTTTCACTAGTGCTAGTGGAGCAGGAGATGAGATTGTTATTGGTCTTGACGCGTCTGTAAGTTCTCTTTGGAGAGCTGTTGCAACAGATTCAGAAACTGGTTCTGAATTCTCGTTGGCCGTGGACGATCAATACAGCGTTCGCCAAGGAAAGATTGGTTACTATGGAAGCCTTGAAGAAGGTCGAGTTATTCTTGACAATCGGGCTTTATATGGTATAAAGATCTAAGTTTCTTTGTTCCCCCCACTCCTCAAAAGGGTCTGTGCCAAGTGCGCAGGCCCTTTTGTTTTTTCACAAGAAATGGACTTTTGTGTATGATATATATATAATATATAAAGGATAACTATGGCAAAATCAAAAAATACAAATAAAAAAATCACCGATCAAGTTCATGGAAAAGACGAAAGTCCTAGAGACGAGGTCCAGGCAAGAATTAAATTACAAAAAGATTTAAATGAAATAATGGGAATAAAGAAGAGCAATCCTTACAAGGTAAACTCTGAGAAAGAGTTGAGCGAAGCTTTATCTTCAATGAATTTATCTGACATGCGGGAGATGGCTGTTTCTGCAGGTATTTTTCCTAGTGGAAATCGAACTGTTTTAAAGAAAAAGTTAGAAAAAGGATTTTCTGAATATTCCCGAGGAGGTTCTCAAGATGTCAAGACAATACCTATGAATAATTCTGCTCGAGCTCCTGACTCGAAACTTCAAAAAGAAATTGATGAAATTTGGTCAAGAAAGTAATGCTTAAAAATAATGTACAAATTAGATGCTACCTATAATGTCGGCGATTTGGCTGATGAAATTTTTGAAAATGAATTTGATGGTGATTTAACACTTTCCAATACAACAAGGATTTCTGGCTGGCTGTCTGCAAATATAGGCAAGCTAAACAATAGGATTTACACAGAATTCGTTGATGTTAGCGGGCATTTTGCTGCACCCGAAGAACTTGGATATTCTTTCGGTTATGAAGAAGCATCTATTTTTACTCAGATGTACATGGCAAATTATTACCAAAAATCTTCAAGAAAAACTTTAATGGGTCAAACCATTGAAATTCCGACTGGGGTTAGCGGAGGAACAAGTACAGGTGGAAGTAGCCAGGTTTATTTGGGAATGAGTGAGTGGACCAAAATACAAGAGGGAGATACAACTATTGAGCGGCAGCCATTATACACGACCTCTTCGGGAGCCACAGTTACTTCTGCTTCTTCTACCGTAGATATTGACGCTCTAGCTAAAGAATATCGAGGGTTAATGAATGATGCAAAAAGCCATATGGAGCAGTTAATTATTGCTTACAATCTTCACGGCGCTAAGCCAAGGCAGACATAATGGCAAAAAACCTTATTGATTCAGAAATGAGGTCTCAAATAGAAGAGGCTCTTGACGACGTGCATGAAACATTCGCAAAGGAAATTAAAATCTTTCAAAGGAAAACAGAAACATTTGTAGCAACATCTACAAGCACATATAATGCCCTGTACAACCGTTTGAAAAACGAGCAAAAAACTTTAGGGAAGGTTACAGAAACTTCTGCTCAAGCTAGAGTTGAGTATATTAACACTACGGAAGATTCTCGGTTATCTGGAACAAGCGCTCAAACAAATTTAATTTTGCCTGACGGATCTGTTAGACTAAAAATAGATTCGGACGGATATCAAAAAATCAAAAGAGCTTCTAAAGTTGAAATTGATGAAAAGCTGTACGAGTTAGTTAGCGATTCTGGATTTACTGGACCATTCGAGACAAAGTATCACGTATTGTACCTAAAAAGGAAAGATTAATTGTGGCCTGGATTAACATGAAAGGTTTGCAGAGAGAGATATCTAAACAATACTCAATGGGATTCAGAAAAAGGGTTGAGAGAAAAATAAGACAAGATGTTAAAAAAGCTCAATTAAGAATGATTCTGGCATTTGAATCTCATGAAGTTACCCGAGATCTAGATAAAGGCGCTTCTGGTTCATCTTTTCCTGGGGGAGGAAGTTTATTTTCCTTTATAGGTTTTAATTCTGGGGATCAACCAACAAACGCATTGAGGCTTTTATTAACTAAAAATATTAAAGTTAAATTTATTAAGTCTGCAAAGAGCGAAATCGAAGCGACTTTCCAAATTGACTTACCCTCTCGAGAACAAATCGAAATGCTTACTCCAATGCCTTGGGCTTCAGGCAGAAGTTGGGCTAGGGAAGTTGAGTTTGGTATTCCTGGGCTTGGGCAATATTTAGTAAAAGATTCTCAAGCTAGTCGTTCTGGAAAAGCTATACAGGTAAAAAGTGTAATACGTACCGCTCAGTTCGGAGCAAAACCATATATGACAAAAATCCTTTCAACTTTTATTTTGGACTTAACCAAAACATTATCCAAATGAAAGAACAATTTGATCATTTATTACAATCTAGTTTTTACTTATGGTTTGACGACCGACTAACTAGGGCTGGCCAGGCTTATACTCAGCCAGTTAATGGGCAGTCGTTTGACGTTGTTGTGAGGGGAGAAAATGGAGGTGGATTAGATTTACCCACAAATTATGATGCATATTACTGCGCTGATAGACAGCTTGTTGCAAACGGCTCCTCTGAGCCTAGTGGAATTTATATTAATGGATCGTTTGTAGAACAAGGAGACTTAACGCATAATTTAATCATCGATCACAACGAGGGCAGAATACTAACCAAAGCTGCGTCGCAAGGCGGTCAAGATTTATCAAGCTCAACAATTAGTGGGTATTTTAAAAAGAAAGAAATTAATGTTTATATTACAAACGAAACAGAAGAACAATTACTTCTTCAAAATGATTTTATATTAAGTGATATTGCTGGAGAACCAACATATCTTCAGCAACAATCAGACCTTGGCGATAAGAAATATTCTTTGCCAGCCGCTTTTATCAGTTTAAATTCTTCGTCTAATGAACCATGGGCAATGGGAGGTGTTGATGATACAAGAACAGTTATTAGAGTGGTTGTTATTGCTGATAGTAATTATAGCCTTGACGCAACCTTGTCTTTGTTTAGGGACGCGCAAAAAACAAAATTTGACCTCGTTGAGTTTGAAGACTTTCCATTTGGAGAGTTTTTTAGAGTAAAAGAATTTCCTTATAGTTATCCAGATTTCATAAAAAATAAAAGCCAAAATAGATTTCCAGCGTTTATCGAGAGGGTTTTGGTCTCAAAATTATTTGATCGTTCAGGAACTCAGATTCCGCAAGGGTTAAGGATTGGATTTATGGACTTTGAGATATCCTCTATTCGAAAACCTAGAAGTGATAGTTATTAATTTTTTTTAAAAAAAAAGTTCTCATTTTAGTTTTGCCTATGTAATATAGGGTAACCCCTAATCTTACAATCAAAATTTAATAATTATGGCTAGAAACAGAGTAATATATCAATCAGAAGCTTTATTCGTAAAAGAGAAAGATCAACATCATCAGTTGTCTTCCGCTGACCAGCTTCTTCGTGTACAAGACATCTCTCATGGTGTTGAAATTAATCGTACAGACATCAATGAATTTGGTCAATTGACCGCAATCGAAAGAAAAGTTGTTGAGCCTCCTGTAGTGAACCTTGACTTTAGTTACTATGCTCATGGTGGACACAACGAGAAAAATGTCGGTTTTCAATTTACTACCGATCGTGCTGTTGACTCCGCAGATGGCTTAAAGCAAGCACTGTCTGGTTTTATGACCGCCGCTTCTGACGACAAAAACTATTACATTAGTGTTGCTTCTTATGGAGACGACAATAATGAGTTGGTAGATGGAGCTCAAGAAGGTGTTATTGGTATCGGAAATGGTTCTGTTACTAGTTACAGTCTTGAAGCTGCAGTTGGAGATATCGCTACATGTTCCGTAAGTGTTGAAGCAAGTAATATCCTTTTCCAGTCTTCTGGAACAAACATTGCTAATCCTGCCCTTAATGCTGGAACTGGTGCAACGCTTTATCCTCAAGACGCAGGTGGCGCAGGAAATCTTACGGCTTTCCCTGCTGGTGCACTTGCTGGATCAAAAGCTGACGACTATGACGTTGCTTGTGTACGTCCTGGTGATATCATCATCAACTTCAATGACGCTGGTAATGCTGGAGCAAAAGACTCAAGTACTCTTACTGGAAACGCTGCCGCAATGGGTGGTGCATTCATGGAGAGTGATAGTTCCTGCCACATTCAAAGCTTTACTTTGGACGTGCCAATGTCTCGTACCGCTCTTAATCGTATTGGAAGTGTATTTCCTTATGGTCGTGAGCTTGACACCCCAATGACTCTTACCTTGAGTGTAAGTGCATTGATGTCTGATATGGCTGACGGCGCACTTGCCGACTTGCTTTGTTCTGACGCAGAACAGCGTAACGTTCGTATCACACTTCGTGAGCCATGTTCCGCTGATGCAGCCGATGGTGAAAATGCAGCAAACTCTGAAATTGTTCAAGAATATCTTATCAAGGGATTATCCTTGGATAGTCAAAACTTCTCCGCTTCAATTGGAGATAACAAGACTGTCGACTTGGTATTCAGCACACAACAAGGTGGCGCTAATGGTACTGGAAATGGTCTTTACATGTGGAAGACTAGCACCCTAGACTATGCAATCGGAGATAATCCGAAGGTTTATGGTCAGGATAAATCAAACCCTAACTGATAAGTTAGATAAATCTTAAAATAAAAAACCTCCGTCAATTGGCGGGGGTTTTTTTGTGTATATATTACAATGAGAGGGCATAAACACGATACTCAAAATTTATATATCAATCGAGAAAGAATACGAGGGGTTCAATCATGTGCAGTAGGATGGTCCGCCGAAGAAACATATGTTAATGCCATCGGAAGAGATGCGGGTTTTTTAGGAGGTGTAGTTGAACAACCCTTAACATCTACGTGTGATATCGAAAGATTCATGGTTTCTCCAACAGATCCTATTATTGATTTATTTAATAGCGTGGAAATTTATGGAGAAACAAAATATACAAATGGACAAAATTATATTTTTTCAAGAGCTCAAATAACAAATTATTCATGCGAATGCGCTGTTGGATCTATACCTACGCTAAATTTCTCCTTGTTGTGTTATGGAAATTCTGGAGGAGATACAGATATATTTCTTAATCAATCCCCAGAACGTGATCCTACCATTATGATCGCTAGCCCAGGAAGCGTGTCTTTAAATGTTAAAGGTCATTCCTCTAATAGAATTCAATCTTTTAATTTTCAAATTAATGTTGACAGAGATCCAATTTTTAAATTAGGCTCACTAGAGCCTTTAGATTTTCGGGTAGAATTTCCGATACAAGTGGATTGTCAGTTTGTTCTACATGTAGATGATTATGAATCTAAAAATTTATTTGATTTTATTTGTTCCCCCGAGATTCAAGATTTAACACTTGGTTTTAAAGATTGTGAGTCAGGAGAAAATATTAGAAGTTTTTTCATGAAAGATGCTAAATTAATGGATTACAATCAGTCTGGTTCGATTCATGAATTTTTAGAGGCCACATTCTCTTATAAGTCATACATTACAAACATTCAAGACTTAAGAAAAATATTAAATGGTCTTTCTTATTGATTTTTAGTGTATTAATAGTTATGGCGATATTTTATTCAGATGTGTTAGTTAAGATTGGTGAGCATGAATTTTTTGCTTCGAGCGCAAGCATGAATGCTCAGAAAGGGTACGAAGGAATTCGTAGTGTAGGTTATAAAGGTACGGTTGGCGTTGTTCCATCTGGCCCATCAGGAGGAGATGCTAATTTTGAAATGGTTGGTTCTGCTCTAGATCCTGAATATTTTGAAATGCTTAATCCAGAAGTGAATGGAGAAAACATACAGGTCGGAGGAAGTGCTGGCCAGGACGGTTTACTAACAGATCTATCTGTAGATGTTGAACCCAATCAAGTTGTTACTTCATCCGCTAGTTTTCAATTTTTTGCACCACCTTCTCTAGATCCAAATACCACCCCGAGGGGCGGAGGCATTGAGGTTGCAAATAAAGCGGTAGTCGGTGGAGATTTGCTTCACGGCGCAGGAGATGGAACTACTGTTGGTTTAGATTCTTTTCGAGCGTCATATAGTTTATCTCAAGGATTCGACTCGATCTATGGATTGGGAGGTTTTTGTCCAATTTTTAAATATCGTACAGACGGAACAGAAGAGTTAACTATGGAGGGAGATAATTTGAGTGGAGCTATTGGAGATTGCGGTTATAAATGCCCAGAAATGCAATCTCTTGTTCTAAATCTTGGAGGTCTTTGTGGAGGACAGTGGAAGCGTCAGGTCGATGGATTTATAACTTCTCAAGGAGTTACAGTGAGTGAAGGTGGCGTTTTAACTGGAACAATGACTGTAACTGATTTTAGTTAAAAATAAATTTAAATTTTTAAATAACTAGATATAATAGTCTAGTTAAAACTATTTATTATGGCCGTTACTGCAATTAACAAAGAATTATATTCCTTCTCCGTGTCTCTTGAGGTAAACTCTCAAAAAGAAGTTGAAGTCGAGAAAGAGGTTGAAATTGAAAAAGAAGTTGAAGTCGAAAGAAAAAGAAAAAACAAAGAAACTAAAAAAATGGAAACGGTTCTTGTTACAGAAACAAGAAAAGTTAAAGAGAAAAAAATCGTCAAAGAAATGCGAGATGTTGTTGAAGAGCAGCCCGTCAGAATTATTTTAAGGAAACCTACTCGTACTCAATTAGAGGATGGAGATATGTTTTATAGTATTTGGCTAAACAAGTACATTAAGATGGGTTTGCTTACTAGAGCAATGCTAGCCAAGCAACATTTAGATGTTGGTGGGTCCTTGACGGAAGAAGAAAAACAAAGATATTCTCAGCTTTACGTAAGACTTTACGAAAAGCAACAAGCTGTTCAAAGGTTTAGCTTAAAAACAGAAGAAGAAAGAACTAACGACGAATCAGAAAGATTAAAGGTCGCTGTAGAAGAATTAGGGATCATCAGGAAAGAATTGACCGATTTTGAAGCTGTGCAGGCCAGTATGTTTGATCATACCGCAGATATTAAAGCAAGAAATAAAACTATTACTTGGTACCTATTAAGTCTTGCAAATGTTTCTTATGGAGATCAAGATAATTCAGAAGTTATTCCTTTGTTTCCTGGAGAAACTTACGATGATAAGTATCAATCTTACCTAGAGCTTGACGAACAAAACGATGAAGTTTATTTGAGATCAATTGATAAAATTAGTTCTCTCGTCACAATTTGGTACATGAGTGGAGTCTCCAATCAAGAAGATTTTGATAGACTGTTAGAAGAGATTGACTCCGAATAACATGCCATGAAGCATGGTCGAGAAACCTTCTAAAGAAAAAGAGCTTAGTCCAGACAAAATTGAAGAGCTGAATGAAATTCGGCTCCGAAAAGTACTTAGTGCCCTAATTCAAGGATCTTCTTTGATTAAAATATCTCCCAGTAAAGATAGCGTTATGCATGACATTAGCAGGACAGAGATAAAGTGTTACGCTAAGCATTTCTCGCTTGCCGATCAAATTCATCTAGATCAGAAATATGAAGAGTTTTTTTCCAAAGCTCAGGCAGGAGAAATTCCTACTAAGCAAGAAGCCTTGCAAAGAATGTACGATAATGGGCTATGGACAGAGGAAAATGAAAAATGGGTCGCCGCTCAAAAAGAATTTATTAAAAATCTAGAACAAACAAAGTTAAAATTGACTATGTCTGCGCAGATTGCTAGCGTCCAAAAAAGCATTGATGGGGTTGAAGGTAAACTTAAAAAGCAGCAAGAAAAACGAGCAAAGCATATAGGAACTACTTGCGAGAGTTACGCAAACGTACAAATGAATTCTTATACAATGATTTATTGTTTGTTTTCAGATGCAGAATGTAGCGAGCCCTTATTCTCTAAAGAAGATCAGGATTATTTATCTCACGAAGATATTGGTTTGATAGTCATGTCTTACAATCAAGGCATGAAAAATCTTGATATTAGCGCAGTTAAAGAGTTATCTGTTAGCCCTTTTTTTACTTCTTATTTTTCTTTAATTGAGGAGTCTCCCGCAGATTTTTTCGGAAGGCCTGTGCATCAGTTGAGTTTTTACCAGTTAAATTTATTAAGCTACGCAAGAGTTTTGAGATCAATAATTAAAAATACAGCTCCTCCAAAACAATATCACAGAGACCCAGACAAACTATTTGAGTGGGCAGAAAAAGGAGATAAGGCTAGAAAGCTAATGGAAAAAGCTGGTAACGAAGACAAGGCCTTTTCAATGGTTGGCGCAAAAAAAGAAGATTATGAACAAGCGGGTGTCGAAAGGCAAGGTAAAGATATTTTTGATTTAGCTAAAAGCAAAAAAGGTAAAAAGTCAGGAACTTTATCAATTATGGATTTCTTGGATGAATCTTAGATAAATAGATTAGTTTAGTGTAAATACTATTTGAAATGGCGCAAGAAAATATTAGAGTAAGAGTTAAGGCGATTGGGTTAGATCAAGACATCGCCAACCAAGCAAAAATAGGCGAAAAGAAAATAAAACCTATTAAGCTTTCTTTGAATGAAAAAGGGCTTGTGCAACCTCTCGGTAGAATTACTGGGCAAATGGGAGAATTCGAGAAATCGATGGATGCTGCGGTTGCTCGTGTATTCGCTTTTGGAGCTGCTGTTTCTGTTATAAATGGAGTATCTAGCGCATTAAAAGCTATGGCGCAATCTGCAATGGAAGTTCAAAAAGCTTTGAAGGATATCAATGTTATTATGAATATGTCAGAATCTGCTTTGCAAAATTTTGGCGGAGCTTTATTTGATGTTGCTAGAGATACTGCTTCATCATTTGATGATATTTCTGCAGCAGCAACTGAATTTGCCAGACAAGGCTTAAGCGCTGACGAAACACTGCAGAGAATTGCTGACGCTATGACCTTAACGAGATTGTCTGGCATGGACTCTGTAGAAGCTGTAAATGCTTTAACCGCTGCAATTAATGGTTTTAATGACGCAGCAATCAATTCCTCTGATATTGTGAATAGGCTAGCTAATGTTGATGCCGCATTCGCTGTATCTTCAAAAGATTTAGCTGATGGATTGGCGCGAGCAGGGGCAACTGCCCAAGCTGCAAAAGTAGAATTTAACGAGCTGCTTGCTGCAGTTACAAGCGTTCAACAGCAAACCGCTAGAGGTGGCGCAGTGATTGGAAACTCTTTTAAAAGTATATTTACTAGGCTTCAGAGATCGAGCGTAAAAGAAGCTATGGAGGCTATAGGTGTCGCGACCCAGGATGCTTCTGGTTCATTTAGGTCTGGAATGGCAATCTTGCAAGATTATGCTAGAGGTTATGATAATTTATCTGACTCGCAAAAAGCTGCCACTGACGAATTAGTTGCTGGGGTTTTTCAGGTTAATAATTTAAAAGCTTTGATTAAAGATTTAAATAGTGAGTTTAGTATATACGATCAAGCTTTAAAAACTGCAAACAGTAGTACAAACGAAGCCACTCAAAGAAATCAAGAATTGAACAAGACTATGTCGGCTTTGATGACTCAAACTGGTCTATCTATTAAAGAGCTTGCTGCAGGCCTTGGAGAAATGACCCTTGGGCCTGGGATCGAGAAAGTTCTCGAAACAGTAAAATCTTTATCTGACGGTTTAAATAACTTAATAGGTGAAGATACTGGCTCAAGCATAGGTAAAACTCTTTTAAAAGGCATTGGTAGTTTTATTAGTGGTCCTGGGATGGTTTTAATTGGGGGTGCGTTTATTAAATTATTTGCGTTTGTCGCACAACAAGGTTCGAGTGCACTAAAATCAATCTTTTCCATCAATAGCGAAACTAAAAGACAAGAAGGTTTGCAGGCAGCAATTCTGCAAATATTAATGAATGAAGAAAGTATTCGACAGAAAATCCTGGGTGGCGCCGCAAGTCAAGCGGCGAAAGAGCAAACGATTTTAAGCGTTTTAAAAAAGCAAACCATGGAAAGGCAGGCGCAAGATGCGCTTTTAAAAAAAATCGCTGCGTCGTCTACATTAGCAAATGTCGCAATAAGTAATCAAGGAACCATTGTTCCGCATGGTAGGGGTTCTAGAGCTGCCGCAGGCAGAAAAGATCTTGGAATGTCTAAGGGTTATGTTCCTCCAGCCACTAAAGATTCTAAATTTATTCCATCTTTCGAGGCTGAACAAAAAGATATAGAGAGAAGGGTTGGAGGCGCAACTAAATCAGCTTCTCCAGTTTTAATAAAAGGTTTTCAAAAAACTAAAACGCAAAAACAAGATGTCGTCGCTAATACGGACGAGGTTGTTGTTGAAAATTATATGGGTTCGGGCGCTTCCGCCATTTTAAACAAAAACATGGCTCAAAGGTTTAGTTTTGATAATGGGGTAGAGAAATATTACTCTGCTGCAGAATATGGTTCAAAAAATTTCTATTCGTCTGGCTATGTTCCTAATTTCAAAGCAACAAATAAGCAGGTAATTAAATTAAATGCAGCTGGACAAGGAATTATAACTGCAGAAGCTGGAAAGTCAGAAGTTGGTAAAAATCATACAGTTACTGCTTCTTCAGTTTTTGATGGCCCAGTTCCTCCAGCATTTAAAGGTTCAAAATTTGAAGCAAGAAATTTTACAGTTGGAAGATTAGAACAATCTAAAGGAGGCTTTCATAGTATTGTAGATAAGCATATGACTACTGCATTAAGAGACGTTGCCCAAGATGTTGTTCCAGGTGGAAAGGTTAAAGGTTCTGGACCCCTGAGTGATTATTTAGATAAATCTGCAGGACCTCAATTTACTGGAAGAATTTTTGAGGCAACCTTAAATTATATTAAAAATTCAGTAGTTAAAAATGATCCTGGAACAGCTGGCTGGGATTTTCCTGGAGGACAGTTTCAAAAAAATCTAACTACTGCATTTAATCTTGATTCAAGAAAAGGAAAAAATGTCGATGCAAAAGTGTCATCCAGCAAAAAAAACATAGGAAGCGGCATTAAGAAAATTATTGACTCTAGGGGTGGTTATAAAAATTTAAAGCAGTACAAAGATTTTGAAAAACAAAATAAAACTAAAAAAGCTTCTGCAGTTGGAAAACCAAGAGCTTCAAAAGGAATGATTCCATCAAATACCGCAAGTGTTCCGAATTTTGTATCCACTTGGGGTAAACCAGAATTGCTTAAAAAGATTAGAGAAAAGAATTTATCAAGAGCTCAAAAAGATATTAAAGGTTTTGACGGCATGAAGGCAACTAATGAATGGAGCGGTCAATTACCTATTATACAAGTCGCCGATAAAAAAACTGGAACAACAACTAGATTTACTTATGGTAAGGGAGAGTATGATAACGAAAATAAGACTGACATTTTATATTCAGAAAGAGCTAAAGGGGTAGACGTAAACGATCCTTCTATGAAAGGTGGAGCTAATAGAAATTTTGATAAAATCGCAGAGTTTACAGGAAAAAGAAGTTGGAAAAATAAAGAGATTCATAGCACCTTTGACCAAATTCGAGCTTCTTCAGGCAAGACTCCTTGGGAAACCATAATCAATTCATTCCCGCAATTAAAACAAAGAGTTAAGCCAGGAATGTCAACCTCGGGAACTTTTCAAATTGGTACTGATGAAATCGAATATAGAAATATTAAATCTTTAAAAACTAAAGTTAATAAATGGGTTAAAGAAAATGGTATAGAGTCATTTAATAATTGGTCAGAAGCAAATTTAGGCTTTAATACAAAAAACTCAATTTTAAGCGGAACTGCATCTGGCGAATATTTTGCTATGGATGCATATACAAAAATATTAAAAAAAGGAGACAAGCATTTTAATCGAGATGAAAAAGCTGGCTTTTATTCTCAGGGAACTGTCCCTAATTTTATTATTGATAAGAATACTGAAAGATCTATATTGCTTAAACAATGGCAGGGAAAACTTGATCAAGCCAGAACTCTCGCTAAATCAGGAAAACCCAGAGCTCAAACAGACCCTCAAATTAGCCAACTGAATGGCGAAGCAAATGGAATATGGAGCCAGATTGTTAAAATGCAATCCCCTCAAAAGCCAAAAACCAAAAACGAAAAAAGCCACTCTGAAGGTTTGATCCCTAACTTCTCTAGTTATTTAGATGCTGGCAGCAATGTTGATAAAAGTTTTGGAGGAGGGATTGTTCCTAATTTTGTCAAGGTTGGCGAAACAAATCTAGAGAGAGACCGCCTTTTAAAGCAATGGCAAGGCAAACTTGCACAAGCAAAAACCTTATCTCAATCGGGTAAACCCAGAGCTCAAATAGATCCTCAAATTAGCCAGCTTAACGCAGAGGCAAATGGGGTATGGAGCCAAATCCAAAGTTTAAAAACTTCAAAAAAAGAAAAAACAGGAAAATTAGGAAAAGGTTCTACGCTTAGAAGATCTGAGGGTCTTGTTCCCGCTTTGGCAAAAGGTGGAATACCAAACTTTAGCGAAGATAAGATGCGTGAAGAAACGTTAAGTAGGACAATATCGAAAATGTCTGAAGGTTTAGTTCCCAACTTTGCTCTCAAAAGAAATGCTGGACTAAGAAAGTTTTACGATTTTGACGAAACTTTAGGAACGTATTCTAAAAACGTTAAATCTAAGGATTTATTTCAAGCGGAGTCAGCAGGGCTTGCGAAACCAACCCCTCTCGCAAAAGAACTTGAGGGGCAAGCCGTAACTATTTTAACCGCAAGAGCAAAGCAGTCAACTCCATTTATTGAAGAAAAATTAAAGAAGTGGGGTATTAATCCTGAAAAGATTATGACTACTGCGGATATGTTTAATAATCTTAAAATTGCTAATGACGGGTCTGGAAAAATTATTAAGGCTCAAGGAGGAAGAATCTCTGGTTATAGAAATTTAAAACCTGCCGAGAAAAAAGCTATTCTTCTTGAAAGAATATGGAAAAAACAAGGAGGTCAATACGATTTAATTGATGATGCGATTGAAAACATCGAAGCAATTAAAAACTTAAGGAATGAAAATATAACTGGCACTCATTATCAATTTAGTGGTCAGCATTCTGGAAGAGGTAGTGGGAATGCCGAAGGTTTAGTTCCCAACTTTGTTCAATCAGAAAATACTCAAAAAGATCTTGTCCCCAATTTTGCTGCAAAAAGCATGCCTGTTCCTGGTTATTTAGAAAAAGTTTCCAGAGAAATTCAGTCTGCAGGGGGTAGTGCTCAAATTGTTGGTGGGGCTCCTAGAGATTTTTTAATGGGAAAATTTCCTAAAGATTGGGATGTAGAGGTTTTTGGTTTAGAACAAGAAAAGTTGCAAAAAATATTGTCTCCATCTTTAACTAAAGAAGGTTTAGTTGGTAAAGATTTTGGAGTATTCAAAGCTAAAAGTGGAGGTCAAGATTTTGAGTTCTCGATGCCAAGAAGAGAAAAGAAAGTGGGTGTTGGGCATAGAGGTTTTGAGGTTGAAGTAGATCCTAACATGGGGCGTAAAGAAGCTGCACAAAGAAGAGATTTAACAATCAATTCTATTTCTTACGACCCCCTTACAAAGAAATTTATTGACCCCTTGGGGGGGAGGAAGGATTTACAAGACGGCATCATGAAGCCTACGTCTCCCAGATTTAAAGAAGACCCTTTGAGAGTGTTAAGATCTATGCAGATGGCTGGAAGGTTTAATCTTTCTGCAGATAAAGAATTGGTCAACTATTCTCGAGAAATGACTGGACAATTTAAAGACCTTCCGAAAGAAAGAGTGAGAGAAGAATGGATGAAATGGGCATCTAAATCTACCAATCCAGAAAAAGGTTTACAATTTTTAAAAGAGTCTGGGTGGATAAAACATTTTCCTGAAATTGATCAATTGCAGGGAGTTCCCCAGTCTCCCAAGCATCACCCTGAAGGAGATGTGTTTAATCACACAAAGCTTGTGACGAATGCAATGGCGAATAATAAAAACTGGCAAATGCTTCCAGAGAAAGAGAGGGGTAAATTAATGTTTTCTGCTTTGACTCATGATTTTGGAAAAGTTACAAATACACAAATAAGTAAAGATGGCGCTATAACTTCTTATGGGCACGAGAAAGCTGGAGTAGCACCAATGAAAAGTTTCTTGGGTAGGATTATGTCTCAAGGAGAAGCGAGTAAATTATCTAAAGACTTAACGCCTTTTGTTGAAAGACATATGTTTCACTCAAATTTTCCTCAGAATTTGACGCAGAAATCTATTAATAGGTTGACTAAGGACGTAGGGGACCTAAGCAAGTTTCAAATATTGCTTGAATCTGACATGGGTAAAAATTTATCGGATGATGTAACTGCCAGAAAATTTACTCAGGTTGACGAAAAAAATATTAATAAGATGAGTTCAATCGCAAAAGAAAGTGGAATATATAAAGAGCCGCCTAAGCCGATTGTACAAGGTAGGGATTTGATGCAAGAAAAATTAATAGAACCTGGCCCTCAAATGGGTTCTGTATTAAAACATCTAGAAGAAGCTCAAATAAGTGGAGAGTTTAAAACTAAAAAAGGGGGAATTGAATATTTTAAAAATAACAAAGAAGATATATTAAAACGTATTAATAAATTTACCCCAAAAGGTAGAATGTTGAGAGGGAGAGCTAGCGGAGAAGTTCCAGAAAAAATAAATTATTCTCAAGGCTTGGTGCCTAATTTTGCTAGAATACCTTCTATGTTTAACGTTAAGCAAACTAAAACTGGCAAGGATTACGTAATGCAAAAAGATTTGGAACTTGCTAAGACGCAGTTTCCTGACGCAACTTTTAAACAATGGGGCAAGAATCCAAAGATGCATTTCATTTCTGGACATAAACCTCAAAATAAAATAACGAAGGACAAGGTATCCTTCGCGTCTAACGTAGACTTGCAGGAGTTCGGTAGCTTTGCCGCCCAAAAAGGATATCCAGAAGTAATGGGAGCGATTGTTAAGTCAACTCAAGTTAAACAGAATTCTTCAGGTAATAGAAATTATGATCGATTGACATCTTGGAAAAACAAAAAAGAAGAAGTTCCTAATCAAATAAATATTAAAGATGCCCAATCTCTCTCTACTGAAGACTACAAATCTTTTCCAATGGGTAAAGCTGGAGCAGATTTAAAAAGATTATATAATCCTGACAGTTTTGATAATGTATCTAATACAATTTTTACTTCTTCAGCACCTCAAAAAGCTCTTGCAAAATCCGCAGAGAAATTCACTACAAATAAGATAGAAAATTCTGAGGATATATTAAATTTTGTTAAGAAATCTCGTGGGTCAGAATCAATTTCAACCGAACAAATAAATAAATTATATCAAGAGTTTGCTGAAATGAAAGGTCTTGCAGTTATGTCTGATGGACATGTGCCTAATTTTGCTTCTCCTGCTTTTAATAAATTCATAAAAGATAATATACATAATAAAAATTATAAAAATATTTCTGATAAAGTAACTAAATTGAATCTATCTGTTGGCAATGCGTATGGAGTTGGTGGTGATATTCCTCAAGATGTTAAAATTTTAAATCGTTTAACTTCTCAATTATCTAAAGTAACAAACCCGCTCATGGGTCCAACAGGCAAAGGTTCAAGGGATAGAGTATACGAATCAAAAGAATTTGCGCAGAAATTTAACAAAACTGAGTATGACAAAATCTCAAAAGAAATTACAACATTGCAAAAAGAAAAGTTTCAATTAAGTCGCCCATCAAATCCAGACAAAAATCCAGACAGAGTTAAAAAAATTGAGTCTCAAATTTTAAAGAAAAAAGAGCAGGCAACTAATACGCAATTTTATAAAGCTAAATCTGAAGCGGTGAAGAAAGAAGATCAAGGAATAGAAAGGTTGTTTCAAGAAAAATTTACCGTCCAAAAAGATCAAATTGTTTCGCCTACAGGTAAAACTGTATCAACTAAAGATTTAAATTCTATTGAAGAAGAGTTTAATGAATATATGTTTGCCAAGCAACAAAAAAGAACTAATACAAACGAAGAATTAGTCTTGCCCAATTTTTCTGTTACTGCCCCAGAAACAGTCCCAAACTTTGTCAACGTAAAAGCAATGAGAGAGCTTGCAAAAAGAGGTGCAACTGAAGGAGAGAGAGCTGCCGCTCAAAACATGTTAGCAAAGCATGGGTTTAAGAGTAAAACAATCACATCTAGAAGTTGGCACGATAAAATATTTTTAGAAAATTATATTAAAAATAACGGTCCTAAGTCTGACCTTGAGATGTTAATTAAGAAAGGTTATGCTGAGAAAGAATTAGTTTCCCTAAAAAAACAATATCAAAATGACCCTCAATCTGTTAAAATTGCAAATCACGGTATTGTTCCAAGCTTCTCAAAACAAAAAGACCGAATAAGTGAAGCGGATTACGAAACCCAATTGTATAAAGAAAACTTTAAAGACTCATCTCAAAAACAAAACGTCAACAATTTTAGCTTTGTCGATGACAGAACAACCTCTTCTTCAGGCTCTCAAAGTTTTGCAGAGGGTATGGTTTCTAAAGACGTAAGCTCTAGCAGTTCTTCTGTAGACTCCAAAAGTTTTGCAAGTGGAACTGTTTCCAATATTTCTTCGCAAGAAACTGAAACTTTAGCAACTGGGTTTATTCCAAACTTTGGTATTCAATCTGACCGAATCAAGGAAGCGAGTCAAGCCTCTCAACTTTACGGACAAAATGTTGGGTATAAAGATACTCAAGTTAAAAAATTAGAAATTAACGGAAAGAAAGAGAGAGTTGTAGTAAACAATAAAGAAAAATTTTACTCTACTGGTTCAGAAGTTCAAAAAGCTTTTAGCCTCCCTTTTAAACCTAATGGAGGAATGGTTTTGCCTCCAAAAAATACTAAAGTCGGAAAAGAAAGAAGTAGAGAGTTTAGTAGTTTGGTTAATTCTTTTTCTAGCGGCGTAACTCCTACTGCCGATTCTTCTCCTCCTACTTTGGCTTATGGAGCTATGCCAAATTTCGCGGTATTCAGAAAATATTCTCCAAACACCTTAAGGAAATCCAAGATTAAGGATTATTCTAACGAAGAGTTTTCTTCGATAAGTAGAGCTTTATCGGAATTTAACCTTATGTCTATGGGGTCTAGAGGAGGTTTGATGGGTCAAAAATTAAAGTCTGAGTCTCGAGCAGAAGGTTTATTTAAGACTAAGACGCAAGAGCAAAAAGATGATTTTAGACAATTTTTTAATTCAAGAGAGTTTAGAAGCTTAACAAAGAATGTTCAGGAAAAACTTAAAGTTGATTTTCCCGATTTATCCAGGGGTTACGGTTATAACGTTGACCCTTTTGCTGTGAGGCAACTCGAGAATGTAAGCGCTGGAACAGTTCCAAATTATGCAAATTTAAGTTTATATAGAGGGCAAAAAAAATCAACTATAGATAAACCCAGCGTTGGTAAAAATATGCCAAGCTTTGGCGGCGCACAAACTCCTCGAGACATTATTAATATAATTCAAAATTTTGTTAAGTCTCACGTCAGCGGCCCTCTCTCTGGAAGAAGAGATATTGGAGAGTTAGATAATGTTGCTCCGTCTGGCGCTACCTCATTTAGCACTTCAGAAACTGTCGCTAAGAAATTTGCTGGAGGAGGTTTAAATAAGCCTGCAAAAGATAATATACTTTCCACTCAGGTTCCAGAAAAAAATGTATTTAATAAAAAGAAAATTCTTAAATTATTAAATCGAGGAGCTAATCCAAAAAAAGGCCAATACCCAGAAGTAGAAAAATTTAAAAAAGCGATGGCTTCTGGACAAATTCAAAAATGGGCAGAGCAAGCTGGGGGACTTTTCTTGAATGTTTCTGGCAGAAGAAATGATAAGTCTCTTCAGAAATTTAATAAAACGGAATACGGTCGAAAAGAGTATGATTTTTATGATAGACCTATGAGTTCAATTGTGCCTGAGTCTGATATTGGTTGGAATCCTAGTGGAACTAAACAAATCAGTCCCCACGAGAATGAGGTTATGCAAATTTTTGACGAAGGAATTGTACCTAATTTTTCTGGAGCAGCTGGTTCTGCAGGCAGGCAAAAAAATAAAGCCTATCAGGACGACCCCGACAATATTATAGATTTAAGGCCGTTTACTACATTTGATTATTCTTTATTATTTCCCCAAAGAGGTGCTGGAAAATCTAAAGATGAAACATTAAGAGGGAGTGGGCCATATGCAAAAAAATATCAAAGTCAATTTCTTGTTGGTTGGAATGCAAAAGGAATAAATCCAAAAATCCCTAAAGAAGCTGATAAGATCGCAAAAATAGGAGACGCTGTAGAAAGAGATGTTAAAACTATAGTTAAAGCTCATTCTGAAAATTTCGTTAGAGCTTTTGGCGAAGAAAAGATTAGAATACAGGATTCGTCTGCAATTGATGGAGTTGTTCAAAAACATTTTAACGAAGGAACTTTAACGGCGATGGCTGGGAACGCTTTTGAGGCCGCTGCAAATACAGCTTTTAGCAACGTACCTGTAAACGCGGGAGGAGGAGATTTTGATGTTAGAGGCCCAACCGATCAGTTAAGGAGGTTTTTTAATTGGCCTTCTGCTCACGGATCCGTAGGAGATTTTAAGGCCAACTCTCAGTCGGGAGATATTAAAGCTAGCATGGCGGACAAGATATTAAAGGAGCTTGATTATAGAGGTTTATTATCTGGACAAGTTGCAAAAGAAAAAGCTGACTTTGATCAGTATGATAAAGATAAGGCGGCAAAAAACAAAGCAGCTACCATCTCTCGATTTAAAAATGTTCCTGGGTCAAATTCTTTAAGAGGAGGGATTACCCAAAAAGCTCCAAAAGGTTCAGCACCTTCGGAATCAAACCAGCAACATTCTAAAATCGTCGGCTCTAGTCGATCGGGTCAGGAACAAGAGGATTTCTACTTTTCTCAAGATAAAAACTTATCTCTCGGTTGGGTTCCAAACTTTAAAATAAATCAAAATCTTGCGGGAGATTCTGTTCCAAGTTTTATTGATAAACCTAAGGAGCAGTTAAATAATTCGCTAAAAGTTAAAAGCGAAAAAGTTGACTTGCAAAAATCCCTTAAAGCAAAAAAAGGTACTTCTGTAGATTCTCAGAACGAGCTCAGAAGTCAAAATGTATCTAACGCTTCGGCGAAAAAGTTTGAGTCAATCATTAATAATCGATTTATTGATTCGCAGGAAAACAAAAAGTTTTCTTCTAGCTCTTTCGCAGATTCCGCTCAGTCTAAAAGTTTACAATTTTCTCGATCATCCAGCAACCTTTCTTCAGATTTTCTTAATACTCGATCTGAAAATAAAGTTTCGAAAGACGCTTCTGTGGATTCGCAAACTTACTCGCAGGGCATGGTGTCGAAAGACGCTTCTGTGGATTCGCAAACTTACTCGCAGGGCATGGTGTCGAAAGATAACCAAGTGCCTTCTAAATCTTTAGAAGCCTCTAAATTTGATTTGACTACCATACATAGGCTGAGAGATAAATTTTTGTCAAGAGAGGAAGCTGTACAGAAAAATATTTCGCCTAGTGAGCGTAAGCTTGCGTTGCCTAAAGGTAAAAAGCAAGAAGGCAACTCTGAGTTAATCAATTCAATTTATTCTCACGGCAAAGATTTCTCTGCGGATAGGTTATCTAATGGTTACATTCCTAACTTTGCAATTAATGCAAATAATTATTCAAAGACTAATGATGCTTTAGGTTCCGCAATTAAAAGAGAAAATCAGGCGGGAATTCCAATGAATAAAATTAGAGTGGGTCAAAGCAATCGATTGAAAAATGAAAAAAATCCTGGAGGAGTTGGAGTGTTTAATACAATTGATGAACCAAGAGGTTTAAATCAAGGTATTAGTAGGTCTATATCTCAAGGAATCAATCCTCATAAACATGGCCTTGTTTCTTCTGGTTATGTCCCCCAACAAACAATTAACGTTCCTAATTTTGTTGGAAGGTTTATTCCTAAAATGTTTAAAGGCGGAAGTAAGGGGGGTAAAGGTGTTGACGCTCCAATTCCAACTTCGGGTGGAGGTGGAGGCGGAATGTTAGGGGGTGGCGGAGGCTTAATGAATACTATATTTATGGGGCAAATGATGTTTGGAGGCATAGAAGGTAAAACTGGTACTGCAGGAGGATATGCGGCAGATGCTACTGGAGACGCTTTGCAGATTGCAGGAATAACATCAATGATCACAGATAAAAAGAAGTGGGTTGCTTTAGCTGCAACAGTTGGAGCTTTGAATGGAATGCTTGACCAATATTCAAAAAGCTTAAAAATGCAGGGAGAGCAAATCCAGAAGAATATTCAAATTAATGGAAAAGCTATTGAGAGCGCAACTCAAGTTGTTTCTGCCCAAACAAGACTTAATTCTGCAATAGAATCTGGCAACACAGACAATATATCTAAAGCTATTGAATCCCTCCAAAAAGAAATAGAAAGGTTTCCAACAAATGGAAGCGACGCTATAATTAAACTTCGCAGCGACCTTGTTGGCGCTGGTGGAGATGTAGAGATTATGTCGAAAGCTTTAGAATCATTTTCTCAATCTGCTCTTAAGGTTTCTAAATTAGGAGAACTAACAGTTAAAACTCAAGCTGTTAACGAAAATAGAGAAGGTTTAATTTTTGGAATGGGGCCTTCTCAACTGCCTGAATGGATGGGTGGAGCTAAAGGAGATTTAAAAGAAGAGGGTTCAAATGAAATTAGGCAAATAGGTAGAGAATCTGTGACTAACTTAGCGCTTGCAGAAGATCAGGTTTCAGCATTTTCTTCTAAAATTTCAAAAATTGATTTTACAAAAATGTCTCCCGATGATATTAAGTCTACGATTAAAGAGTTTTCTAGAACTTTAGACGAAGAAACTAGAGTTTTGTTCGATCAGATTGTTGATAATGTTCCTGATGATGCTGTTGTCGATTTTACCATGGGTATTGGCGAGCAATTAAAGCTAAGAAAATCTTCCATAGAGGCTGGCAAGGCTGTTGGAAAAACATCTCAAGCTCTTGGTAATTTAAAAAGTACAATTGTAAATTTATCTACAGCTGTCAGCAGAAGTATATCAGAATTAAATTCTAATATTTCTAAAGCTTTTGATATTGCTGAAAACCAATTAAATTCTGAATTGAGTATTATGACAGGGATGAATTATATTAGCCCTAAGGAAGCGAATGAAACTAAGGAACAGTTTGAGGTTACAAGAATCGAAAGTGAAGCTGCTGCAGGCACTGAATTTGAGGTATCTAAATTCGTATCTCAATTAATTAAAGATACGAAACTTGACGATGTAGAGGGTAAGGATGCATCTATTTTTTCTGGAAAACTTGGAAATATTCTTTCAAAAATGGGAGAGCGAGCAAATCCATTGCAAGACGAAGATCCGAGGTTTATGGCAAATGAAATAGTTTCTGCTATAAGTCAAATGGATCCAGCAGACCGAACTCAAGGCGAACAAGAATTATTAGATGCAGTCAAGCAGATTGGGGACAAGGCCGCTTCTCAAATTACTTTATTAAAACAGGCTAACGAATTGGCTTCTAGACAGCAAACAATGCAGAGCAGAATGAACCTGCAAAATGCTCAAATCGATATGGAGAGAGACGGCGATACGCTATCTCAATTTTCATGGTCTCAAGGCTTAGAACCTAGAACTCAGCTAGATAAAGATATGCAGACTCGCTCTAGTATGGATATGATTGGTTTACTTGAGCCTTTATTTGGACCTAGTGAAGATCTGACTAAAATGAAGCAAGACGTAGGCGTTCAAAATGCAATTGGCAATGTACAAAGAATACTTCTTGGAATGGGTATTGAAAACGATGCTGGTTTTGATGCTGGCGCTAATGAAGATATTAGTATGCAAACAATGATTTCTGAAATGCAAAAAGTTTTAGCTCAAGGAGATTTAAATAAAGGGCAAGAAAAAATCGTAAACTACATGGTTGGCCAATTAAAAAAGCAGGAGGCCGCTATTTCTGCAACCCCGCAAAATACAGAAGATCTAAAGAGACAGACTGTTCAGTCTACATCTGATGTTCTCGGTGTTGATTTAAGCGAAGTTGGTATTGATTTAGAGTCTTTGGATTTTAGTTCCCTCAATGCTATTGCTGATCAACTCGCAGAAGATGGCGTTGAGATAAAATATTTATCAAGCATCGAAGAAAATACGAAAGTTATGGCTGCAAAATTAAATGATGCCCAAGGAATTACCAAGGAAGATATAATAAGCGCTATACAGAACATACAAATTAAAGATGCTGAAAAAGTAGAGAAAAGAAAGGAAGCTGTTAAGCAAAAAGAAGACACTCGTAGTAAAATACAAGATATTGCTATATCTGGCGCCGATGTGAAAGTTGAAGGGGGTGCAGATATAAATGTAGGCGGTAGCACTACTATTAACGCTAACCCTCAAAGTTCTCAACCTCCTCAACCGCAATTTAATCCATTTGTACCTAACTTTGCAAAAGATGAGTCCAGCAATAATAAACAATCTCCAATGCGAGGTTTTGTGAAATCCCTTAAAAGAGATAACAATACTGAAAACAGGGGTTTTGAAAAGTTTGATGGAAAAACTTTTACTGGCGGTAAGGCATTGCAAGTGGCAAATTATTATCCTGGAGCTATCGACTCAATCTATAGAGAAGTTGACGTTTTGGAAAATAGAGGTGTGCAGAATGCTATTAGCAAAATACAGTTAACTGTTCCATCTACATCTAACTCGACCACAAAATATCAAGGCCCAGTAGTTACAAATATGATGGACGAAGGAAGCGTTTCTGCCCAAAGCTATTTGAATAAAATTAACAACGTACATAATTTAAAACATTCTGATTCAAATTTTAGTATTGCTGGCGCAGTTCCTAATTTTGCATCCTCTTCTCAGTCTCGCGGTTCAGTTAATGCTTCTGTGAGAAATGTTAATGCTAAATCAATTGCAAATAATATTTCAAGAATAAATCAAAAAAGTGATTGGAAGATGGCAAGAGGGGAAGAGAGCGCTGGAAAAACTTATTCTTCTGGAGCTGCATTAAGGGTTGCGAATTATTACCCAGAAACAAAAGAAATGTTAGACCAGGAAATTTCAATTCTTAAAAGTAGGGGTATAGATAGCCCATTAAGCCAAGTTCAGTTAACTGTTCCAGACGAAAACACTACAACTTTTCAAAATAAGAATACATTAGATCCTACAATATCGAATCGATTTGATGATGGTTCTGTATCAATATCAAATTATACAAAAAAAATTAGGAACGCTCACAAGGTAGGGTTGCTGACTCCCCAGAAACCAGCAAGCGTCGGAGAGCATGCTCGTGAAAGGGCAAAAAATTTAGTTAATAACGAACAAGCTTTAAGGAATCAGCTGCACGAAAACATTCTTAAGAAAAGAAAATCCGTTGTTCTCTCCGAGGAGTTAAAATCCAGAAATGAAAGTATAGATGAGCCTGAGGCAAAAAAAATAAATATTACTGAGAAAGAGGGTTTGAAGTATGAAGGAGGAACATTTTCTGCGGGAGCTGCTTTGAGGGTTGCAAAATATTATCCTGGAGCAACAGAATCTATATTTAGGGAAATTCGATCTTTGGAAGAAAAAGGCGTTTCAAGCCCTCTTGATCAAGTCCAGCTTACTATTCCAGAAAAAGGTTCGAAAGAATTTTCTTCTTATAACGGACCAGTGGTTACGAACAAAATTGATGAAGGAGGAGTAAGTTCTAAAAATTATCTTAATAAAATTAGAAGCGTTCATAAGGTAACTCCTAATGAAGGGCAATTTGCTTCTGTAGGAATGCCTAATATTGATGCGAAAAGTCAATATACTAGAGGGGCAATAAATAGCTTTTCTCAATTCGATTATGTTCCTAATTTTAGCAAAACAGAGGGTCGAGCAAAGGGAATTATTCGTTCTGCTAGAGAGCTAAGTATTGCTATGGAAAAAATGAATGAGCTTCCTGAAAATATTACCCCTTCTCAAATTGCGGAATTTAATCAAAAGGGGTCTGCCGTATTAGAAAATATTAATAGCTTAGGCAACCCAAACCAGCAAACTCTCACAAAAACACAAAAAGCTCTTGTTTCAAAAATGCAGGATCCAGAAGTTGTTAAAACTTTTCAGTCCATTGGGATAGATAACTTTAATTCTGATCTTGCTCAATTTGTTAACCCTGACAGTCTTGGAGAACCTCCTCAACCAGCTAGATTTAACCCTTTAGTTATTCAAAGTGCCGAAACAGGGCGGGCGGTTGAAAGCGGCACAAAGGTACTTCCGAGAGATATTAAGAGCGGTAAGTTTAACGTTGCGCAAGTTATGCTTAATGATGAAAATTTAGATGAATTTATTGAACCTTCAGAATCTAAAAATATTCAAGCAGTCGTTCAGTCTTCTCAAGACAGCGGGCAAAAGTTTAACGAAAATAAGAAAAAGTTACAAGAAAAGCGGCCAAATTATGCTAGTGGTAAGGGTACTCGCTATACTGATGAACCTACCGCTCCAAAAGCTGGAACACTAACTACCGCAAAGAAAGAAGGTTTTGTTGGTATAGAGTCTCACGGCCCTTCAAAAGCGCTCGCAACCCAAGTGAGAAACGAGGAAAACGCTTTAAAGAACACTACAAAAGAATTAGTTAAGGATGGTGAAGGAGGATTCATGAGAAATGCTTCCTCTTGGATTCGCAAAAAATTACAAACTATAAGGTTTCTTGATGGCAGCTCCAACGAGCAGAAACAAGGGATGTCTATAGAAAAAGAAAATGCTGTATTAAAGCAAATAGAAGATGATGGAATTGTTCGATACCCATCAGATGATAGCGCTTCCCCTTTAGAGAAATCGCCAGAATTTAAACAACAAATTTCTGAAGTTTTAGACAATCAAGATTTGTCTTCTCAGGAAAGGGGTACGTCCCAAATTGAACAGCAAACAGAAACTTGGAGAAAAAGAGAGCACTCTCTTACAGAAAAAATTCAGAGAGCTACAAAAGCAAGACAACTCAAAAGACAAAGAAGCAGGGCTCAAGAGCTAGGTTCTGCCGAACGACAAAGAAAAACAAATTTAGATGCCAAAAATAAAAGACAAGAAGCTAAAGAAAGAGAGAAGCGGAAGGTTCGAGAAATCCAAGAAAGGCAAATTGATGAAGGTTTAGGTCGACAGAAAATTGGCACCAATTCAGAAACTGGAAAAAGTATTTATCATTACGATAACCCTCAACTTAGAGAATTAAGCTCTTGGGATAAGTTGAAGCATCACATGCTAAAATTTGTTGGGTTAGACGAGGGTTCGTATTACGAAGAGGTTGAACGTCAAAATAAGATCGTAAGAAACAAACAAATGCAGGATATTGCTACTGGCGGAATTAATACTCAGCAATCTAAGTCTATGTCAACTCTTGAGAAGCTTAAATTAATGTCTGAACGCGATGTTCTAATTGAGTCTAGCGAGTTTGCAAAAGAAACAGACGGACAAAAAATATTAAGAGGAACTCCAGGCGAGCGAAGAAAATCTTCTTTGTTTGACATTCAACAAAAAGCAGGGGTCGGCGGAAAGCCTGCGGTTATTAATCTTGCGGGAGATATTTCTAGCCAAACGAATATCGCTGGCAGTTCATCTAAGTCTAGTAGTTTGACTCAATTATCTCAATCTAGAGCTGCCGAAGCTCAGCCCACGTTAATGGATAAGATAAGGAACGTTAAAAAACAACTGTCTGAAAAATTTGGAAAAGTAACATTAAGTCCAACAAGCTCGGCCTCTGTTCTGCAAGAGTATGATATTCTTGATTCTAGTGGAAGGGTCGTAGCTAAAATGGGTTCCAATGGTGAGGTGCTACCTTTTGAAGTTGATAATTCACCTGTTATATATAACGCTCAGGGTCAAAAAATAGGAGCGGATAAAGTAATTCAAGTTCAGGAGAAACAGTTTGCGTTGCAAAGCTCTCCCATGAATGATGGCCAGTTATCTACAAGCGTTAATCAATCTGACGTGTTAGAACAAAAAGCTTTATTTGATATTGGTGAAAAAATTAAAAGCGGAGCGCCTATTTCTTCAGCGGAAACTAATTTAGTTCAAAATTGGGCAAATAAAAATTCAGAACTTGTCGGCTCGATTAATGCAGACGATGTAGATAACGCTCTTTTGTTAGAAAATAACGTTGTCGATAATAAGCAAATTAGAATTGGTAGGATGGGCGAGGAACTTTCAAATTTAACATCTGTTACGAATGCAGCAAATGCAGAAGCTCAGGTAGAGTCTTTAATTAAAGACCCTCAGTTCGTTGATAGCGCAACTAGGACAATGCCTGGAGATAACTTGCATTTGCAAAGAGTTTTTGATTCTATAGATGATAAAAATAGGAAAACGAAAAGTACCCCAATCAAAACAGAGACTGCGTTGGATAGGGTTAAGAGCAATGCTAATATAAATCAAAGAGCAAATGCTTTAAGCAAAGAAATGGTATCTAGAGATATAAGAAAAAATTCATCCCTAGAACTTCAGAAAAGATTAAGACTAAACAAAGGTTTTGATACAACCGAATTAAATACAAAGTTTTCCAACGAAAAATCCAGGCTTGAGGAGTTATTGAAAAATCCAAGTATTCCTTCTGATAAGAAAGTTGGCCTAAACGAAGATTTAAAAATATTGACAAGAAATCGGAATGAGCATTTAAATACTCTTAGACCTGGTTTTATGGAGAGAAAGGAAATATTAATAAACGAACAGTTTAAAAATATTATGAGAGACACTGGTTTAATGTCGTTGACTGGAGGTGGCGCAGACGGAGTTTCTTCTAACGATCCAGTTAATCAGTTTATGAAAGATAAGCTTGGGCCGAAAGTTTGGAACATGGATGGAAATTTTGTTAAAACTAAACAGCATTTGGCCAGCGCAATTTTTGGCGAAGAGCATAAATTTAATAAAGAGTTGACTGAGTCATTAGTTGATAGGCAGTTAAGATCGACAATATTAAATACAAAAAGTGAAACTTTTGGGTTGAGTGATCATATGCGTTCTAACCTTATAGACATGGATAAATTTGTAGGTATGGGTTTAGGCGATGAATTTTTGAACAGTGCAAAAAAACAAGGATTACATCAATCAGATATAGGCGTTTCTAAAATGGTGGACTTTATGGATCTTATGGATCCTGCTGGCAATAAAATTGACGGAGAGGGTAAACAAAAATTAAAAAAACAAGGCATTCAAAAGATATTTCAAAAAATCCAGAACGGAGAATTATTTTCTCAAACTGCGATTAGAGGAAGAACAGTTCCTATAATACCTAAAGATGCAGAAACTGTCTTAAAGAACCTTTCTGGAGAAAGTACATCCGCACAAATAAACGCTGCGAGATTAATTGAAAATGAACAGAAGATATCTTCTTTAGCTGCAGAAAAAGGAAGTGGCGTAATTAGCCAGTCAAATTTAAAAATCGCTGCAAGTGAATTAGAGGCGGGAGATATTAACGAAAATGGTATAGACTTTGACAAAGTTAGGATGAGCTCTGAAGAAATTTCAAACGTTCAATCTATGATGGATTCTATTGACGCAGACCCCGATCAAAAAACAGATCAAAGAGTTTCTCAATTGTCTGAAGCTCTTGATCCACAATCAAGCAACGAATCTGTGCGAAGTTTATCTCAATTAAAATCTCTTGAATTAGAGGCTGACAGAGCTGCAGAAAAAGCAGAATTTAAAAAGTTATTAAGTTTGGGTAGCGGGGCTACTCCTGAAGATGTAGGTAGAATGTCTGACCTGCTTCAGTTACATGACCAAAAAATAGAATTAGGTAGATCTTCTAATTTTGATTTAGAAGACGTAAATCAAGCGAGAACAACTATTAAAAATACCGCCAAGGAAAAAGTTGCAACAGCTAGCTCCACTATTGGTAAAGAACTTTCTCAAAAGAGTGAGCCTGGACAAGCACAAAAAAGAGCTATAGAGGAATTAGAAAAAATTGATCAAGCTGATCCTGTTGAGCAGGCTGAAGCTATACGTTCAACAAATCAAGAGGCAGAGGCAAAGGTTCGGTCAGCGAGTTTGGATCAGGGAGAAGATATAGTTCAACAAACAGTTGATCAGGTCGAAGATGTTGATGAAACATGGAAGGAAACTAAGGAGTCTCACATGTCTGATCCAGATAGAGCTGCTTCTGCTGGAAGACTGGAAGAATTGGGTGAAAAGTATCGAGCAATAATCCAATCCGCTACAGATAGTAAAGCATGGAGAACGACAAGGTCATTAACTAAAAATGTTCTAGGTGCTGGAATGGGACTTGTTCATCTTCCAGGAAAAGCTAAAGATTTAACAACTGAAGCTTATGGAAGCGTTAAGGAAAGAATTGATGCATTTAAAAAGGCTCAGGCAGAGAAATTTAATAAAAGAAAAGCAGAACAAATAAAGCATCCAGACGGAAAATCTTCAGGAAATTTTGAACAGCAAGAGAAAAGCAGAGTAATTGACGCTAAACTAGCTCAGCTGCCAAACACGAAAACAAGCAGAGGGGATTCAAGCTTGGACGATAGCCTTCAGAAAACAAAAAGATTTCATATTGATGGAGAAAATATGACACCCTTTGAGCAAGATCTTCATGATAGAATGACTGGCAAAGTTAGAGTCAAGGATTCTGCAGGCAAAACAGTAGAAACTTTTTACGATAAAAAAATTGCATCAGTGATTACAAACTCAGATGTTGGTAGAATTTCCAGGGTTGAGGATTCTATTACTGGTAGCTCTTATACTAATCGAGGTTTAAAGTTGAGAAATCTTCTTCCTGGAACTGCAAGTAGAAACATTGAGGGTCGATCTTTTATTCCTCCAGCTTTGCAGGAGATCGCATCGCTAGGTGGTCTTGATGGTCAAGGTAGCAAATTAAAGCTTGATAAAGAAGGCCTTGCTCAAAGAGCTAAAAATATTGGCTCAGAAATATTTACTGGAAAACTTAGCTCTCCCGTTCAGAGCCTTTTTTCTACTAAAGAATTTCAGACTCAACTTGCGGAAACTAAATCTAGCGGAGCTCATGTAGCAATTCCTGAAGAATTTTCAAAAACCGTAAAATACGGAAAAAAGGGAGAAGCTAGTGTTTTAGATATAGATGGTGCTGCAGATGAACTTATAAAAGAAACAAGATTGATTGATCATGTTGGAGATGATGGCAAGCTAACTAGTTTTTCTTCAGATGAATTTCAAGCTTTCAGGGAATCAGAATTTCAAAAAATAGAACAAAGATTTGCGGGCGTTGATAATCCTGCAGATCCAGTTCAGAACGAACAAAGAATAACTCAAATTAACGAACAAAAAGAAATGTTCGATAATAAAATTCTTGCCAATAATGCAGTTGATGAATCTGGCCAAGTTGTTGGTAGAAACACATTAACCTCAGAAGCCGCTCGAAAAAGAATTGCAAACATCCAAAAAATGTCGGTATCTGATGGTATGATTAGAAAGCAAAAGGCTATTAGTGATGCAGCCAATTTTGGTGGAGGGTCTGCCCGAGGAATGACTGTATCGAGCTTGATTAATATAGGAGCAATTGGTTTGGCTCAAACCGAAACTGGAATGTCTACTATTGATTCTCTCGCAGGGTCGTTTGATTTTAGCAGAAAAGATAAATTTGGCGTAAGGCTAGCTGGCGGCGAACTTGCGACTTCTTCTGGGGTAAGTGTTAAAAGTCAGCAACACTTACTTAACGAAGAAAAAATGAGTCAATTAAAATCTATGGCCGAGAGCAAGCGAGATGGAGATCGAGCTGCTACGGAAAAATATAGAACACAAGGCAAAGACTTTTTAGAATCTACTGGCCTTGCAGAAGCTGGTTCCGCTAAACCAATTCTTTTTGACACAAAAGAAGAGGCAGAACAATGGTCTAAGACTATGACAGACAAACATGGTACTCAATTCGCTGGCACTCAAAATTTATCAGCCTCCAAAGACGGACAGAAAATATTGAGAGAAATGGGGGTAAGTTTTTCTCAAGAAGAATTAATTGCTGGTCAGTCGGGCGCAACTGTAGTTGGCGCTACAGGAGGTTTACTTGCTGAAAGTGGCGCAATGGCTCTAAAGGCTAGAATAGGAATTAATGGAACAAGAATGACTACGGGAGCAGCTTTACGAATAGGCGCTACACAGGCTTTCTTGCCTGGTTTAGCTATTGAGGCTGGTATTGCTACAGGAGAACATTTTAGAGATAGTCATTCTGGCCACCTGTTTAGTGTTGCGGGAATTGATGTCGATGAGGGCGAAGCTTTAGGTCTAGCTGGTTATATGGCAGGAGGCGCTGTTGCAGGAACTTTCTTGGGGGGCCCTATGGGTGCTGTGGTCGGTGGCCTTGCTGGAGCAGGGGCGTATGGGGCAAGAGTCGCAATTGGTGAGCATGTAAATTTTGACCCAGATGAAATAAATTCTGGAACGTTTAGAATGAGTCCCGATGAGCTTAAGGCTAGACAACAAGAAATTATAGAACTTGCAAGAAGTAAATCCAACGAAATTAGGAAAATTATGGATACTGCTGCAATGTCTAATTATACCTCTCGCAATAAAAAAATTAAAAGCGATTTTGTTTCAGAGGAGGGGTTTGAGACGTTTTATGAGAGATCTGAAATGCAAAAACAACAAAGACTATTGACTGAAAAAGCTTCAATAATAAGAGAGAGTTTTTTACTCGCAGAGAAAATGGACGCAAAAATATTAGCGAACAGAGAATTAAAGCAGAAAGGGGAGGTTAATGATAATTGGTTTGCTGAAGACGATCCAGTATTTAAGCAGAATTATACTGCTGACGCTATTTCTAAAATTTTAAGTGATACAACCTCTCTTTATGACCCTAATATGTTTACAGATATTAAGACTATGAGAAAGATGGCTAAAGAAGGAAAAACTCAAAATGAAATTCATGCAGAGATGCAGTCTGCAGATTTTAAGTTTGAAAGAATAAATCCAGACACTGGACAGATGGAAACTATTATGCCTAACACAGAAGAAGCTTTAGCGCAGAGAGGTATTAAGTCTCAGAAGTATTTAAGTGGCTTAGGTAGAATAAATGACTTCAATGCCAAACAAGGCTTAATGAGATCTAGTACTGATTTTGCCTCTGCAAGTTCTGTAGAGGAAGCTATAGAAATTGGTTCTATGTCTCAAGGCCAGTTTGAGGAAGAAAAGCTTCGCTGGAATCCCAAGTCTGAAGGAAAATTTGCAAAGCTAAAAGACAGAAGACATAAATTATTTTATTCAGAAGGTAAAAAAATTACCAATCATGATCAGTGGTTAGAAGCTATTCAAAGAGGGCAATTGGATTACGGTCGAATTAACTATCCGATGGAAATGGCTCAAGTAATGGGAGTACCTACAATGGAGGGGGAGAGAGTCGTGAAGAATGCTGATATCACTTCTGATGTCAAAAATGCATTTAATTATTTTCAAGATAAGGGTACTTTGTATAGAAAACCTATTCAGGCTACAGATAGAATTATAGAATCTATGGGAATGAAGAGTAAGGGTTCAGATGATCAGGGAGAGTCTAAAATTGATGAATGGATGTTAGGAAAGCAAGATGATGGATGGAATGTTCAGTATCATCCTGAATCAAAATCTGTTATGATGCAGCACGAAAAGCACGGCCTCATTTCTTTTCCAAGAGGAGCTGATCCTAGTGATCCTAGAAGTCTTGAAAGCTTGTATGAGAAATATATGTTTGATATTACAAAGAGTAAGTATGAGGATGGAATTATTCATAATAATAAGAGTGGGTATGACCCTGCTAATACTGCTGGAATGTCAGATTCTGACCCGCTTAGGGATATTAACTCTTCTGATCAAGTGGGTTTTTCAAAAAGTAAATTTAAAACATTTGAAGAATTTGATAAAACTATTCCCGAAGAACAGAGAGTTATGCTTTCTGCGATGTCCGCTTTGTTTAAAAGAGGCGAAGGCTTAAATGATGTTCGAAAAAATAGAGTAAGTACTGGCAATAAAGTTGACGAGTACGCTCAAGCTTTTGAGGATTTGAAAAATGATCACAGTATGTATGGAGAATTCCAGAAAGCAATCACAGAAAGAAATATTGGAATAAACACTTCTAAAACAATGATTGGGCAAGCTGGTTTTGATATGCAAAAAGGTTTGGGTAATACAAGTCAGTTGGAAAATATTAATTCAGAACTTGGTATTAAAGATAAAGCTTATAATTTTAACCTTGGAAACTTAAGCGAAGAAGATCTTCAATCTTATACAAGTAGGTTTAGCGGAGCTATTGCAAAAAAACAACAAGATTATCAAGTAGTAAAAGAAAAGGTTTCAAGCAGGCAGGCAGAAATATCTCTCATAAATAAAAAAATAAATAGCGGAGTTAATCAAGACGAGAAAAATAAACTTATAACAAAAAGAACAAAAATTGAAGAAGCTCTAAAACAAACAAAAATTAAAAAAGGCAACTTAGAATCTTTTATTACTGCTCCAGAAAAAATTAAACAAGCTAACCAATTAAAGAGAGGTTCTCAATTTAAGTTTCAAGAGAGTATAAATAGGTTATCTAAGAAATTTAATATTGATGAGGGCGCTTCTCTGGGAAGTAAGGTCGCAAGATTGCAGGGTCACTTTGATCGCAATCCTGCACTCCAATCAAAAAGTAGTTGGATGGATAGAGAAAAAGCTATTCAAATGAACGTTCTTAAGAACAGAAGACTCGCTAAACAAAAAAGAGATGGCAAGAAACTTTTAACAGATCAAGATTTAACGGATGCAAATGGTAACTCTGTAGATAGCCTTGTCGCTCAAAGAGCAAAACGTTTAAAAGAGGGTGGAGCTAAAATGTTAGATAGTAATCTTTTTGCGTCAGATGTTGGTCGACAAAAACAATTAAAGCAAAATGTTGATGATTGGGCAAATAAAAGAGGCGATTACCACTTAGGCACAGTTGGTAATGTGAGTTATAGCCCAGAAACACTAAATTTGGAGAAAAAGATGAAGCTTTCTCAAAAACAGAAAGGTATGGTTATCGCTGATTTTGATAAAGAAAATATTCATGGAGAAAGAAGAGAAACTGCAATCAAATTGTATGACAAAGAAATTCAAGATTACATGGTTAAATTTGAGGAAAGTAAAGCGAAAGATGTTCTTAATTATAAATTAATTAATCCAACTGTAACGAAAAGCGCTGTAGAAGATCAGAAAAAATTCCAAGACCTCCAAAGCAAACATAGTCACTGGGATGAAGTTATATCTAGCAACGAGTCTACAGATGATTTCGAATCTCTATATAAACAAAAACAGGAAGCTTTTCAAGATTGGGATTTGGTTCGAGGCTTACCTAATATGATGAAGCATACCGCTACCATGCAGGCTGCTGGAAGGAAGCAAGCTGGATTTTTCTTAGAGCCAGATGTAGCTGTTGGAGCAATTCCTTACAAAGAGATTAAAAGCGAAAAAGCTTCCTTAAATAAACATTTAAGTACTGCAGGGCTATCGATGGATTGGTGGCGACAAAAAGATGTTGGCTCCAGACCCGCAGAATTTAATAAATTATTAATGCGTAACGCTAGAACTCAATCTAAACTTGTTGGAAAAGATCAAATTTCAGAAGTTGGAGGGGCTAGAATTTCTGGAAATTTAGGTCAAGGCGTTATAGATGGAGATAGGGCAAAACAAGACTTTACTAATATAGTCGATCCTGATGGAAACCTTGCTCGTTCTGGGCATGATAGGGCTAAGGGAGCCCTCATGAAAGTAATCAAGAATGACTGGGACTTATTTGACCTCAATAAAGATGGAAAGTTAACTTCTGAAGAAATATCAATTATGGGTGGAACGTTTGATCCTACTAAGTTTACTTCTTCCGCTATTACTGGAAAGAATAATGATCCCTATAGCGAGCTGCAAAGAAATATGTTTGGCGCTAGAGCGGGCACAATTACGCCTGAAGTTTTTCAAGATTTACTTTCTTTTGATAAGGCAGTTAGCGGGGGAAATGAAGACGGCGTACTCGATCGAAATGAAATTTTTGCAAACGATCCAGAGAAGGGTAATGAAATTATACAAACTAGAGTCAAAGACTTTTTGACAAAAAAATATGTCAAGGAAGTTTCACCTTATGGAGAAACTTTAAAGCACGGGCTTGAGTCATATTTCACTGGTTCGGACGAAGGCGGACTTTCCTCAATTAATACGTGGAAAGAATTATCTAATCTTGAGAAATCTAATTTGCCAGAAAATATTAGAGAAGAGTATTCTTCTGCCAAGACAGAAGCGGAAGCTTTGATTACTTCCGTTCCTTACCATAAAACAATTATTAATAAAGGTTCAAAATTAGAAGAAGACTCTCAATCGAAGTTTGGGAAATTGTTTGACATGAAAGAAAGGATAAAGCTTTCTCCTTCAGAAATTGAAGCGGGTGGACAGCTAAACCTTCAGTTAAAAAGTATGAAGGGAAAAGAGGCTACTCCCGCTTACAAACAAAAGAAAGCTCAGTTTGATTCCTTAATGCAAAGAAAGCAAGATTATAAAAATATAGAAAAAGAACTTAATTCATCTTTTACAGAAGATGGAATGATTAAGGGTCGACCATTTAGCTTGCCTCATTTTTTAACTAAAAAAGGTTTGCTTAATTCTGGAGATATTAAACAAAATCCAAACTGGGCTCCTGCTAGCATAGATGACAATTGGAAAAATTATGATGAAAAATATTTTGGAAATGTTCAGGGTGTTGCCAGACAGATAGATGCTGTGCAGGCAGCTACCGTAGATTCAAATATTGGTGTATCTGTCGGTGGTGGCGTTGCCGATGCAGAGGAAAATAAATTCTTTAATGAAACCATAAGAAAGGCGAAGGAAGAAAAAGTTACCAAAGAAAGAGAAAAGTTTCTTAAAGAAAATACCAACGAAAGAGCAAGAAAAATATTTGAACAAGAAATGATTGGAGCAGACCCTTCTTCTAGAAACTTGTTTGATCCTTCTGCGAATATTAAGCTTCAGGCGCAAGGTTTTAGAAGTGGAGAAAAGCAGGCGCAGGAAAAGCGTGACGAAGGCTTAAAACGTATGGTTGATAATGCAAAACAAAGAAATGCGCAGCGTCAAGCTTTTACAGATGTTAGAGATCCGTTGCAGTTTATACAAAATTACAGCAGCGATTACAACGAAAGAAAAGGTCAGCTCTGGAGAAATGTTGATAGCGCAAAAGAAAACTACGAAGCAAGAACTCGTGATAACGCTCCAGTTGGAACTCGAGAGGCTGCATTTATTTCTTACCAAGAAGCTTTAAAGAAAGAGCTTGAGCATCGCAAGATAGTAGAGCCAAATTCAACATTAAGTGATGTGGTTAAGAGAAGTAATTATTCTGACATTTTAAATACAGACTGGTCTTTAGGGGGAGGATACCAACAATTCTTTGATCGTTATCACGAAGAAAAAATTATGATGAAGTCTCCAGAAGGGGTTGATGTTCCTGTTCAATCTAAAGAAGAAGCTGGTCGTCATTTGTTTAAATTGAGGCAGCAAGAAATCGTTGGGCCAATGAAGCAAAGAGGTTTAATGACTGAAGACGGACAGTTTGTTTCTAAGATTGGTGATCAACCCATATCTAAAGAAAAAATATACGAGTTAATTGCTGAGACTACTCCTGGAAATAAATACGTTTATAAATCGGGCGATAAATTCTCAAGATTTCAAGAAATTTGGAGTAAGAAGTTTGGCGGCAATTTTACAAAAGGAGCTATGGGTCTTTTCGGAAACTCTTCCGCAAAGTTTACTTTAAGTAGTTCTGGATCTTTTTCCGATTTAGGGGACACTTCTTTTTCTGGAGAACAAGGGGGAGTATTTGAGGTTCAGAGAGCAAGGCAGGATGCTGCATTAGGCGCTCAGCCTCAAGCAGAGCCAGAAGTTTTAGGAAGGTATAATATTCTTGACCCAAATGAAAAGCTTATGATGTCTATACAGCAGAGCGCTAGAAATAATTTTAAAGGGGCGGAAGGCCCAACTGGTTTTAAAAGTATATACGAAGGAATGTCCTTGAGCGCTAGAGAGAGTTTTAAGAGGAAATATAAAGACCAAATCGAACAAAAGGTTCCGCCTTCTATAGTTAAACAACTTAATAATTATATTTCAAAAGTAGATAAAACTGATTTATATGGAGTCGCTAAAGGAGATTTGGTTCCAAATTATCTCAAGAAAAAGATTGAGAATAGGTCTTCTTTAACAAGAGGAGAGAGGGATGAATTAAGAGAATACAAAAGAAGAGAAGGCGAAGCTCAAAGAATTGTCCAAGAAAAAAGAAGGACTTCTGGAATATCTAGAGCTGCTGGTCATTTAATTGACCAACATAGTGTTGATGAGCCTTTAGCTAGATTTATATCATCCTCTCCTGGTTATCAGTCTTTTAGGCAGTTGAGTAGTGCAGATAAATTAATTAAAGAAGTTCAAGCTGCTGATATTTCTGTAGTGTCAAGAAAAATTGGCGGTTCAAGGATATCCTCAGAAAAAGATCGGCGCAAAAAATTAGAAAGTTTGCAAAGACAAAGAACTGCTTATTATAATAACTTCAGGGCTAGCGTGGAAAGAGACCCTTCTTCAAGCAAGAATATCATTTTTGATTCTGTTCACCCCAGGGGATTTAGAGCCAACCCAGATATTGCACAAATTTCAAATAATGTTATTCGTCGCCCAGTAATTTCTGAACTAAGTGACGCAGAAAAGAAAGCTGCTCTAAGATTGAATATTGACGTGGAAGACGAGTTAATTAGAACTGACTCTAATGGTGTCCCAATGTACAAAGAGGAGAGTCGTAATGGAGTTCGTAGATTTGAAGGTACTGGGCCCTTTGATATTATTACAAAAACAAACAAATTAGAAGGTGTTCATGAAACTTTTGATTTAGATGTTGTTCAAAAGGCTGCAGCTAATGCAGCTCGAGAGATAAGGGCAAAGAAAGATATTCAAACAGAAAAAATTGAAAGCAATATTGAATTCGACCCAGCTTACGATACTAATAATGATGGAAAATTAACTGGAAAAGAGTTAGAAAGAAAAAGGACTATGGAGGAAATCGCAAAAAGAAACCAAGCTTCTAGTGTGAGGCCGTCTGCAAAAGGTTTTGCCCCTCCTAAAAAGTCAGCTCCTTTTCGACCCAACCCTTCGAAACCTAAAAATTTCTCTGCAAAAGCTTCGTTACACCAAGCGTATTCAGAAATTAAGCAGTCCGTGCTCGCCAATTATAAAAAGCCTGTTACTCCAGATCAAGTTGGTATTGCTAACTTAAGGTCTGGAACAGGGAGGCACGAAAAGAGAGTTGTGAATTCTCAGGAAAAAATGTTTAATTATGGAGGTTTAGATTTTGTTGCTCCACCTAAGAATTCAGGAGCTGCAAGAAAATATGCTTCAGATGTAGAATCTGATTTTGGAATTGATCCTTATGATAAAAATATTAAATATGCTGCCGAAGGGTTTATTCCAGATAGAGGTCAAGTAGCCAAAGCAGAAAAAAATCCAATTCCTGGAATTAATAAATTAAACGTTAATATAGATTCTTTATCAAAAGTTTTAAACACTAAAATGTTTCAAACAAAAGAAGTTCAAACAAATAAACATGAATCTGATTCAAGTGAATTCACGAAAGATAGTGGGTCGACCAGTTCCTTCGAGAGGAGTTCTGAAACAACAAGTATAATTAAGGGTATTTCTTCTATTGGTCCTGCAGTAGGATTAAGCGTTAGCGCTGCTTTAATCTCTGGTCTAACTAAAATGAAGGCAGACCAAAAAATTGAATCTAGGTTAAATAATAAAATAGGTTTAGCTCCAAGCGAGGATAATAATACCTCAAGGGAGGCGGTTTTTGACTTTAGTGCTGATTTTGATAAGCTCCGCGACGGTTTTAAGACACTTGATAAGGCTCCAGTTGGACGTGGAATTGAAGCTGTCGTCACTGGATTAAGCTCTCTTCTTTCACAATTTTCAGTTGATGGCGGCTCAACTCATTCTAACACTGAATCCGAAGCTATTAATGCACCTAAGGTTATACAAGATACCGTTACATCATCCTCTGTCTCCGAGTTAATGGAGAAAGTGGCAAAACAGTTCTTAACTAAGCAGAGCGACAGGTTTAATAATAAAGAAGATAATAAACCTACTGGGGAAATTATGGACGCAACACTTAGTCCTTTAGTCGAGATCTGGAAAAAGGTTTCAACTTCAATCAAAGAGTCTATGGTTGAAAAGGAAAAAAAATCAAAGATAGACGACGAAAGAAAATCAAAAGAAAGGGGAGATTTAAGAAAACAATCTAGCAAACTTGAATCAATGAATCAGGAAACTTCTGATTCTTCTACTGAAGATGTTGATAGTTCCGACTCTTCTGAGATTGCTAAGGCATTTAAACCTTTTGATTCCTCTTTGCAAAAATTGATAGCTTTAACTAAGGCGTGTTGCAACGACAAGTCTTTGTTAAATTTAATTAAAGAGTCTAACACTCAGTTGGATTCAATAGAGTCTCCAGATCTAGATTCCGCCCTAAAGAAAATGATTAACTTTGAAAAGTCTGGTGGATCTGTCGACGAGTCTATGCCTAGTTTTACTACAGGTATAATTGAAGCATTTCGAAAAAGCGCCAAGTTACTTGTTCCAACAGGAGGGGTTAAGGCAGGTATGGAGGCAGCCAGAGCAATTGAGTTTGTTGAACCTAAAATGCCTAAAATTGATTCTGTAATAAATTCCATTGCTGGCGTGGCGACAACTTTGGGTATTCTTGATAGCTCAGAAAACAAAGAGTTGTCCGAGCAACTTTCTTCAGGTTCATCTATTGATAGTTCTCAGAATATGGTTAAGGAGAATTATAAGGAATTACAAAATACTAACCGTAGCAAAGAGACATCTGAAGCTTTAGATATTAAAAGATTTTTTGACGGAGAGGTAATGAATAAAAATGAAACTGGCGAACCTGAACCAGCAAGAGAAGCTTTAGAGCAGCCAGAAGTAAGCTCAGAAAATGACTCTCTGATTACAGGTTTAGTTTCAGCATTAGGTGATTTTATAAATAAACTTGCAGAAGTAAGTATAGAGCCTGAAGATCCTTCTATTGTGGCCAATGTAGAGTCTGCTCCCCAAGTAGATATTAAACCCGATATAGATGTAGATAGAGAAGATTTTCAAAAAAGCACAGAAGCTGCCAGAGAAATAACTGACCAATACTCTGTCGATGGGCAAAGCAATTCCGAAAATTCTATCGACCGTCAATTAATGGATGCTCAAACTCTGAGTTCCAATCAACCAACCATAGAAAATCCAGGACTTGTTAATAATTTATTTGATGGACAAACTCAAGAATTGCATAGTCAATCTTCAGAGCTTAATTTAGTTGCTCAAATGCCAGAAGGAATAGAAGAATTATTAACTATTAAACCTCCTATAGAATCCCCTGATTTAAACCTGGACCCTTCTCAATTAAATCTTGCAATAGATCGACTTCAAGAAGTATTAAGAAGCGCTGGAGAAATACAAATTCTGCCTCCTGATAGCGAATCCTTGAGGCTATCCATGCCAGATAACTCAGAGGAGTTTATGACATTAAAAATGCCAACGGACCAGGAGCGCGTGATTTCTATTGATGCTACAGCTTTTAACGAAGCTATTGTCTCCCTGAATGAAGCTGTTGCAGGAGCAAGTAATATTACTCAAACTATAGAAACTAAAATAGATACTTCTGGAACAATTAATGTTAGCGCTGATTCTGCCGCACTTAATAACGCTATTAGACCTGCACTTTCTTCTTTTCAGCAAAACATTATGGATAGTACTGGATCCTTAATGAGTTCAAAGATTGCTCAAGCTATGAATACTATTATTCAATTAATAGGAAGGTCAAGTTAATATGGAAGAAAATATTTTAGAGATGGGTTTTTCTGTTAGTCATGAACATGACGCAGGTAAGCTTGTAAAGACTTTTAAGAACATCAGCGTAAGAGCTTGGGTTGGAGAATCTGATACAGTTAATTTAGTATATCTCCCTGATATCAATGAAGGATATCAAACAATAACAATATTAGGTAGAGAATATATTAATACAAAAATCATTGATAGACAATCCTCTATCGAGGACGGTCAATTGTATTATACATACGAACTTCAACAGCGTATAGATAATTTAGATTGTGAAGTTATATCTGGTTTAAAAATTTCAGAAGTTGAGTCTTTTAATCATTCTGTTTCGACTAGTCGAAATAACGAATCTGTTTCTTACACTCGAAGCTTTTCTATACAGCTTGTTGATCAGTCTAATTATATTTCTACTCCAGAATCTGCTAGTGGGTCAGCTTTGATAGATAAGGCAATTAGCGCAATTAATACAGCCCTACTTAATGTTCCTGATGATTTTGTATCAATTGATGAAGATATTAATGACTTAATTCAGAATGCTGCCCAGCCTTGCGCAGTGGACGAAGAAGGTCGTTATGAAAAAAATAGAAACGAACAAATTGATATAGTTAAATGTTCTGTGGAAATCAGCGAAACAACGTCAAAAAGAATTAGCGAAGATGATTGCTGTATCACTTCTGATACTATTGGTTTAAGGTGGGATCAAAATGGATTAGTTGGTATAAATATTAATGGCTCAATAAGAGGGGCTTGTCAGAAATATAGCGGTTGCGAGGAAGAGAGGAAGATTACGAAAACAAAATATGATTTTGCATTAGAATGTTTCGACGAACCCGCAATTCGAGAAAAAATTATAGAACAATATGAAAAGCATCAACTCGAGACTTGTGAGACTGACGTATGCCTTGCTTTGAGGGTTACTTCGAAAAGCGTCACTCATTGCCATCAGGCTGGAACGATAAATTTTTCTTATAATGCTCAAGAAGAGGAGGTGTTGGATAAAGATAATGAAGCGATAGTTTTTATAGATGAAGACACAAGAAAGGATGGTTGCATTGTTGACTTGACTTTAAATTTTGATATATCTGCCCCCGTTAACTTTTCTTTCGTTGAAAAAAATCCAGATTATCTCATTGGGGATTGTAGCCATACAGAAGTAATAAATACTCCAGAGGAAGCTATTAAAAAGTCAAGAGCGGCTTTCTCTAAAGCTGTGCAGGCTGGAAAATTTAATTCTCCAGAAGGTTTTTTTGGACCTTTAACTTTCAGCATGAATGAATGCCCATCAAAGGGTACCATTGTCGGATCTTTAAGATTCTCTAATGATTTAAAGTACGACGTAGAAACTAGCGATTCTTTAATTAAAAAAAGAGTTAGAGAGGAAACTGTTTGCGTTACAGAAATTGCAGATAATAGGTTTCAATCTCCTTGCGCTTGCCCAATAATACAAAAACAGGTTGTTAAGCCTGGTTATACTGATCATAGCGTATCTGTAGAAGCTTTTCCCTGCGCAACTTTATCTGATTTAAAAAGTCAAATACAAATACCTTTAGAGCAGGATTACGTGTTAACTCAATCTTCTAGCTCTTTTAATGTGCAAGAGGGAGCTCTAAGCGCAAAAAGTAGAGCTGTATATCATACTCCAGAAGATTTAAACGAATGTAGATAATATTATGAGTCAAAAAAACAATAGAAAATATGGCCCCAGTCATGAAAAAAAGACTATAGAGGATACACCCCCTGCGTTTGCCAACCATCAAAAAGGCAGCTTGGATTATTCTGTGAATTTTGTTAAGCAAATGGGGGGAGCAATTAATTACAATCCTCAAGTTGGTTACTTTTTTCCTCCTCCTGTTGGAACTAATCCTAATGAGGTTGAATTTTTAAAAGCAAAAAGTGATCTCAATATAAATTGGGTATTCCGTTGCAAAGGATTACCAGGAAGTCGACCTTAATATGCCAAAAAAACCTGGAATAGATTATTTTTCTCCTGGAGCTGATAAAGACTTCGAGTACCCACCTTGTGTAGATTTAAGTCTAATTCCAGATGCTAAGCTTGTTTTTTACAACTCAAATCAGGTGGCTCCTGGTATGCCTCCTCCGAAAGTACAAGTTCAACAAAGAATTGACAAAGGTAGTTGTTCGGGTAAAGATGGGGGTAAATACGGCTCAATAACTATAGAAGGTATTTTTGCTTGTTGTAGTTCGGAAGAAAAAATTTCCTCCAGGGAAGAACTTCTTGATTTATTTTCTGTTGACTGTGGTACGATAAGAGTCGATGGAAACGTATTTGAGCATGTTAGAGTTAGGCAAGTTAGTGTATCTTCTTCGAATTATTTAGGTAGCGTTCCATATACCGTATCGCTCGATTGGGTTGATCAAGAATACGGCGTTGCATTTGATGTAGAAAATTTAAGTAGTGTAATCGTTGCAGACGAAGACGAAGAGAAAGTTACTATTACGCATTCTGTATCTGCCCAGTCCTCTAGCAAGGGGGAATGTTCTGACTGTACTTGCGATATTTCTAATGCAACAGAGTGGGTATTAGCGGAAATATCTGAAGTATGCCCAAGTCCAATAACAATAAAGGTTCCAAGAAACCCTTTATCTCAAACTTTAAATTGTCCAAATATAGAAGAAAATGTTGATTTATCTTCTTGCTCTCATTCAATTTCAAAAACTTGGTTTATATACAAAAACATAGTCAAGGAAGACGACTGGGATGATAATAATAGTGTGACTAGCACTTATTGCAAAACCATTTCTGAAGGAAAAAACCAAAGACAAACTATTAATCATAGTGGAAATTTAACCTATAATCTTGTTCCTTCGTGCGATAATCCTCACGACCCAAAATACATGGAGGTCTTAGAGGGAATATTGGAAAGTGTTTTTGAGAAATATCAGGCGTACTCATCAAAAGTTGACGAAAGGAATATTACTAAATCTGAATCCCCTCCATCTATTCAATGGTCAATAAGTTTTCTTCCAGATCCAGTTGAAGACGAAAGGGGGAAAACTATTGATGACTATTGTATGTCTACATCTGTTAGTGGGGATGGCGTTGTTTCTATATCTATAAATGGAGTTTTAAAAGCTAATGAAAATTATCCATTTTCAACAGTTTCTAGAAACTGTAAGTGCGAGGCCGTTCAAGATGCTTGGGATCCAAGTAAGTATTTTCCTTTGGCTGAGGAATTCTATATAAGATTTAAGTCTCAACTAGGAGAAAATTTATTAAGGAGATTAATGGGCCCTTGTTACGATCTTACCAAGTTAAATCCAAATCCAGACCAAGAAAATGATAAAGAGGGTAAAGATGATTGTTCTAAATCATACAGTTTTGTTTTTACTGACAAGCCTGAAATTTCTAGAGAGTGGAATTATAGTGTTGACGTAACAGATCCTATAGAACGAGTAACTGTTAACCCCTTATTAAATCTTGATGACGATAATACTTATAAATTCTGCGTTGTAAAAACCAGTGAATTTAGCGAAGGTAGGGTGACTGTAAATGGTCAACGAAGGCAAGATTGTCCAGATGATCCAGAATGGGATAAAGATGCCGTAGCTTTAACTTTAGCTCAAAATATTCTTCCAGATGTAGATTTATTGGAGGTTGATGATCATTGTAATACTAAAACTGTTTATGAGTACGGTAAGGAGCATCCTAGTAGTTTCCAGAAATCTTTTAGATTTGAGCATGTTGACGCTTGCCAAAGTGGAGCTAAAGATCCGAGCGTAAGAAAGGGCAGTGTGTTTGCTATATCTAGGAACGAGGAGGTTGGTGGTACAAAAATAACAAAAGACAGCCATGCAAAGAAAAAAAGGAATTTAGAATAATATGAGTTATACAAATCCATCTGCATACTCCAATACATATCTACAAGCTTTTTATGATTTTACTAGTGGTCATTATTACAATAATGTTGATAATTTTGATGTGTCAGTTTGGAGCTCTTCTAACTTAGGTTATGAGAACAGTTACATCTCTGATAAAGCCATTATGTGTGATTTCGAACAATCAAATGATTCTATAGAATTAATCCAAGAGTACGGCATTGATGTAGAGCTTTCTTCTATTAATTCTGGAATGTTTATTGGGGATTATTCAAATGTGACTGGACATTTTAATTCTGGTTATAGTAGTCTAGGTGCTAATTTTCAAGACTGCGCATTATATATTAAGAACTCTAGAAATTTTAATCACGGTTCTTCTACTTTTATTTTTAGTTATACAAAAAAAGACACTAAGCCAGAAATTCTATTTAGTTCTATAAATAAAGATACTGACATTGGTTTTGAGATAGGGGTTAATTCAGCAAATAAGTTATACCTAGAGTGGCCTGAAGAACATGGCACTCAGGTTATTACTTTAAATACAGTTAATTATAATAAAAATATTTATGTTATTGATATTGATATTAATATTAATAAGTTGGTGTTAAGTAGGTGGGATGGTTTTGAGGAGATTTTGTTAAGTAAGGTTGTAAATTTTAAGAATTGCGATTGCTTTAAAGGTGGTAATTTAGACTGGGTTATTGGTTCTGGTGTGTATCGAGGGGACGAGGGAATTAATTCTCAACCCGAACCTTATAAATGTGAGAGTTATATAGATAAGTTTTTATATTTTAATGGTTTTCTCGCTCAAGATTCTAAAATAGATTTTATTAAAAGTTTTTACGAAAAAATTAATTATAATCCTAGATTGTATGAAGATATAAATTCGGGAATCACGGGTTATAATAAAGTTTTAGATTATAGCGTATCTGGAGTAACTGGATATGCGGATGTTATAACTGGGTATAAGGAATATTCATCTAATTATACATCTTTAATCTCCGAGGAGCTTAGGGGTAACGCTTCTATTGGAGATACTTATTATGAATTCGATTCTAGTTATCAAGATAATCTAAATGAATTAGGAGGTCCTTTAACGAGTGGAATATATTTAGAAAAAATAACAAATTCAAATTTAACTGAAGTCATTACTGGTTTTTCAAGTACTGAATATGATACTGAGTATTCTTGGTCTGACGTTGGAGTCGAGAAAGAGCCTTTGTATTATCATTCTGGGGTATCTGGAAAATTGTATGATGTTTATAGGCATGAACCAATATACGCTGATTCACGAGAACAACTTAAGGAAAAGGGTTCATATGTTATGTCTGGAATTTTTCCTATCGAACATCTTTATGGAGAGATGGGTTATGGGGCAAATAAGTATACGTATTTAGGAGCAAGAAATAAAAGGACTGATTATCTTGAACACTTTCAGGGTGTTAATCAGTTTTCTATAGCAAGTTTTGCAGATATAGATATATTTAATGGGTTTACTCTTCCTTTTTCGATTACAATGTCTAGCGATTTGAGTTACGATTTTAATAAAATTGCTCTGTATATTAATGGAGTAAGCCAATCCTGGGGAGATCTTAAATTTGAGGATGATAAATGTAGCCCTAACCAGGATCTTTGGAGCTTGCCTTCTGGTAATTTTGGGATTTATCAATGGGACGAAGATGATATTAAGGCTGGTATAAATAAAATTTTATATAATGATGAAAATATTTCTTTGACTGTTGATCATCCAGTGGTAGATGTCCTTACTGACATTCCATCTACAGGCGTTTGGTTGGATTACGAAAAGTATTCATCTTATGAAACTAATAATGAGAGTCTTCTACCTGAAGGTAATAAGCTGTTTTTTAATGGGCAAAAATTAATATCTGGGCAATCTTACTATTTTAATCCTGATGGTAACTTTAGGATAATTGATTCGGATGGTTTTTTCGCTAATGCTTCTGGTTATTTTCATAGCGAGAGTAGTTTTCATGAAGATCTGGACAGTAATTATCGCGAAGTAATTAGAGGTCTTGCATCGTACGACATTAATCCTGTTAAAAGTTTTATACCTGGTTCTTGCGTATCTTTTTTAAATGGAGTTAGGCTTGACCCTAAGGCTTATTTATATCATTCTGATGTAGATTTAATTAAGCAGGGAGAGGGTTTAATAGTTGAAACTGAGTCGTTTACTGCATATAATAATAGCGTGACAAATCAAGATCAATTACCCACTGAAATGGAATTATACGAGCTACCTAAATATGATAAAAATTGGGCGTTAAGAAATGTTCTTGATGAATCGGGTAATATTGTTGATATTTCTGGCTCAGAGAAAATTATTACAACCCGTAGTACTCGAAGGAGTTCGGCTCGAGATGCAGTGGTGTACGAAAACTCTAAGGAAATATCTGAATTAACGTTCGATTGATATGAGCGACGAAGAAAAAATAGGGACTCCTTTTTTTAGCGCTTCGGGTGTTGATGGAAAACATATTGATTTAAATAACAATAGTCAGACAAGTTCTTTCGGTGGTAAAAATTGTATAATTCCTGGGTCTCTTTTTGGCGCAACCCCTTACGATATAACATTTCAGGGCGGATTTGGTGGAAGACCTGGAACTCATACTGTAAAATATGTTAATCCTGATGGCAAATATGATATTGATATTACAAATATTGATGTAAATAACCCTATCGAAGTTGGAATTAGTTCCTTGAAAAGGTCTCAGATTTTGACTGATTTTGAAATTGATAGATCTGTAGGAGGGAAAATTTTAACCGCAAGATTTCAGGATAAGGCAATTGTTGACCTTCAGAGACATTTGATTGTTTGTCGACAGATTGTTAAATTTGGAAGCTTTTCTTCTCGATTAATTGGGGACGGTTTAAGTAGAGCTTGCGTGTCTGTATATGGTCGAATGTTCCATTTAAAACTTGGCGCGCCAAGTCGATTAGATATAGATACTTTAGCATTAGGACCATCTCCTGTAATTTATATTGGTGGAGATGCAAGTGGGAATACGGGCGGAAGAAATAGTAGCGGGCCAGCATATAAGAAAGTTTCACAAGAATATGTTTTTTGGAACTCTACCTGGATAGCTAATGATGAAAAGATTTCAAAATATATTGGGCCAGGACTGAAGAATCTTTTAAATAATGATAATAATAAAAACTTAAGATTTTTACAGAATAGTGGGAATGCTTTGGATATTATTGTAAGTTTGGCGGGCGCTTGCGGTTGGTTTCTTTATGCAAACGACGAAGGTAAGCTGGACGCATTAAGCTCGCTACCAAGAATATCCAGAGTTAATGCTTCTAATTTAGGTTCTCAATGTTCTGTTACTAGCATTAAGGAAAAAGTTTCTATTACTAATACTTTTGATAAAGGTGGTTGGGCCACTTGGAAGCATGATGATAATTATGAAGCAGAATTTAAGGCTAATTTTTTGGCTATTGACTTGCTTGGAATACCTATTCCAGTTTGTGATCCTGAAGACCCTTTGGCTGAAAAAGACGACGCCCAGTCAAGACCACAGAATGCTGGAAATGGAGATGGAGCTGGGGAGGAAGTTGCTATAATTTCGAATTCTAGTTTTGTTTCTATGTATGAAAAAAAGATGTCAAAGGCGTATATCGCTCAATTAAAAAGATTTTTAAAAATGTCGGTTCTTGATCATTTATGGGAAAATTGGGAAGGGATGACATCCTATATTCATTTAAAAAGATTAAGAGAAGTTGATGTTGATGGAACTATTAAAGTTTTTACAACTCAAGCACAAAAACATCACGATGGTAAAAATATTAGGACCAACTGTCAGCAAAAAGGTATTCTACCTGTTAAAGGCGGAGATAAAGAAAAGATTGGGGAAAATGCAGCTGTAAATAAATTATTTCCTTGTCTTTCTCCTGCTGTATTAAATTTTCCAGTACAAAGAGATGAAGACCAGTGGAATAAAGCTATGTTAAATGATAATGCAAATAAAAACCAAGAAATAAAAGTTCCTCTGGGTGGAGGTCGACAAATTTTAGTTCTAGATGCTGGCCAGAATTTAGTCTGCGCTAATTTAAAAAATGGTAAAAGCCAGCCAATGCCAAATGGAGATCACGACCTTAAGGGCAAAGTTCAAGGGGGTAAATGGGCGGGTGGCGCAGCCGCAGATAGAGCTGAATTATTAAAAACTTTAGCTTTAACTATTGGTAGGTGGTGGATTCTTGCTGATGGTCGTGGAAACGGGGGCGGGGGCGGAGGTCTCATGACCGAAAGACAACATAGTTATAGGAATTACCACCCTGCTCACGGAACTATTTCTTGGTACGACAAAAGAATGTCAGTAAGAGATACTCCATTTTCAGCAGTATACGAAAGAGTTTACGGAGATAGATTAAGTGAGTGGGAATCAGTTGGTGGAATAAGAAGGGTTGGTACCCCAAAAGAAGAAGAAGAAAGGGAAGCAGCTTTAAAAGAGGGTAAAGAAGTTAAGGATACGTATGACGAAGTAAAAGATTTAACCATTAGTCAGTTTCTTCAACTTGCTTACAGGTTAAAATATAGAAATATTTCTGGCGATACGGGTAAAGTTAGCGATGAAGAAATAGAAGAAGAAGCTTTTAAGGGTGGGGGAGCAATGGATTCGGGAGAAATTGAAACTGCTAATGAAGCTGCTAAAGTATTATGCGCTAGGGGAGAACCTTTAGGTATTGTTATTTGGGATTCAAATATAAAAGAGCCAGAATTACCTTTGCAAAACGAATGGATGGCTTCTATTGGTGCAGGTATTGAGTCTAAAACAGACAAAATGGGTTCTGATATAGTAAGATGGTCAATGCAACAAGCAACAATAGGGGTTATTATGAACCCTATGAAGAATTTAAGAAATATGGTCAAGAAAAAAAATGGCGATATTGTAGAGGATGTTGATAAACCAGATTCTTTAGATGCTTCGTTGGATAATATTATTCTCAATAGGGATTTTGAATACATTGGTAAAAATAGAGTTAAGAGAATACTTTTTGAATCAAAGAGAGCTAGGAGGTTTTTTAACCAATATATAGATCTGCCTAGCTGTGAGAATCAAGTTTTTAAATCTCAATTCGCTCACAAAAAAATGGACGGCCAAATACTATGGAGGTCTTTAGATTGTTATGGGAATATTGAACCTTGGAGGTATTACAGTGAAGGTTATAATTCAGGAAACGTAAATAATATTTTACAAGCAGAAGTTTCAACAATGGTTGAGTCAGAACTTGATCCAGAGAGCTCTTATACTGTTACAACTTGCGGTCAGTCTGCGCCTAATTTACCTTCTGTTGGTCAAGGTTTACAATCATATACAGTTTCTATTGCAAAAGATGGTTCCGTTATGACAACTTTTCAGTTAAGTCGGGAAGCAATGAGGTCTGGATCTTCTTTTAGTTCTGCTTATTTTCAAAATAATGATTATAATTTAAATTCTCAAAAAGATACTACGGTCCATACTCCTTCTGCGGGATCTTCCAGTTATGACTCAACCTCGTTTGATATAAATCAACAAAATTTACAAGCTCCAGTAAGGCTTCATAATGGTCAGTTTTTATTATAATGGCAATATTTTATCAATATTTTGATACTCCTTGTACTGGGAGTTACTTTGATTATACATTTGATATTGGACCTTTTAAGGATTATGCTGCGTCACAATTAGAGGAGGATTTTTCTTCTAATTTTGAACCCGTAAGTCATAGGAATCTAGCTTTTGGGTTTGTGAATATTCCAACTGGATATTTAAAAGTTATGGATAGAGATGAGGATTCAGGCTCTGCAGTTATTAAGGATTTTCCTACGGGAGAATATTATGATTGGGTTAATGGTAATGAATATAAACCTTATTACAGTAATAATTCTGGCTTGGAAACTTCTACTTTTGAAGATATGAGAAAAACATTTATCTTGGATCCACGCTTAGATGAAAAACAAATACTTTCTGAGTTAGATTTTATAACTTTTTTTACTGGGGTTAATTGTAGGTTATATGACCAAGATAATAATTATGTGTTTTCATATTCCGAAGAAGTTCAAGGTCCAATTAGTATACATGGTAACGTGTTTGAATATAATCAAAATTATTCTATAAATTCTCTGCCAGTTAATTCCAATGTTAGCAGGGGTTGTAGTAATCACGGGCATGTATCTGGGCTATTTTTTACAAGGTCTGATTTTGAATATAGTACTAGCGTAAGAAGTCATGTTAATCTTGATAAATGGACTCCTGCGAATATGGATGATAAGGTATGGTTTAATGAATCAGGTCTATTTCCTTCGCATGTAGATTTACAGGGTAATCATTATCCTCAATGGATTGCTAACTCTAGTATTACTGGGGAATATATCAACGATCAAATACTTTATTTAACAAGCGGTAATCGAAACAGTCCCGTGGATCTTAGAAATTTTCTTGCAGAAGGTTCTACAATAGTTCCAGAAACTGTTTACGAAATCTCTCAAGAAAAATCATGCAAAATGACCAGCGGTTTAAAAAGTGATAACTGGGATAATATAACTGCTTGGAGGGGAGAAAATCTTTCTATAAATCTTGGAGAAACTCTGACTCCGCAATTAGGTTTAGTTATGTTAGTTAAGGTTGATTCTTCGAGTGATGCTTCTACATATTTTAATGCTACGAGTGACAATAATGACCTTTTGTTTCTCGGCCAAAAAGGTTTAGCTAATAATTTACAAATTGATTTTGGGGTAAATGGGGATGATTATGAATTTGATTTTAGTTTTGCTGGAACAAAATCCAAGACCCCTTTAGTTGTGAGTGATAACGATTGGCACATTTTACATTGGATTTATGACGAATTTTCTACTATGTTAAATAGTTGGCTTGATGGCACCAGAGTCGGAAGTGAACTTATAAACGTAAGTGAAACGCTTCCTACTGGTTTTAATTGTAATTTACAAAACCAATCTTTTATAGAAGTTGCCGAATTATTAATATACCCTCAACAGAGAACTGATGTCGAACTTTTTGATATGGAAAAAAACTATTTCATAGAGGGGTACTTATCTCATAAATGGAATTTAGATTTATTAAGCGCTAGTCATCCTTTTTACCATGGTTATCCTGCTAATTTAAAAGCGGGAATGAAGGGAGGGCCTTTAGAGCATTTATATACTGCAACAATCTCTAACCTAACTCATTTTTAATTTTTAGGATTCATTACATCTTTATATTCTAAGTTTTTTAATATATCAGCTAATAATCTAGAATATTTTGTTTTCATTCTTCTTCTTTTACAACTGGTGCATCCTGGTCCTTGAATTGAATTATTAAAGTCTTGCCAAAGCTTATCACACTCCTTGAAAGATAAATGCTTGCATCCTTGAGAGAAAAACTGTCTACTGATTTTATAAGAGTCGTACTGTTCCATTGTTATTCGAATTTTTTAAAAAAATAAAATATAAATACTGGCCAAGAAAGAGCGCAGATTGGTATATACCATAGTGAAAAATTATTTAAATAAGTTATTAGTATTGAAAGAAAAATAGATAACCAAAATCCTAAGCATAACGGACAAAAAAGTAACTCTGATAATTTTGGATGTTTTTGAGAAATCATTAAAGCTAAGTCATCTATTGTGTCAAAGCTTTCATCTTTATATATCCATCCTATTGCATGAATACTAATAAAGGAAAAGTTCCATATAGTTATCATGCCTGAAGAGATTAACCCTCCCATAATAAAGAATAAAATTTCTATTGAGTAGTCCATCTAAATCTCTTGATACTCGACGGGTCTATCAATCTTTATTTCGCTATTTTGCGTAAATTTTTTAAGCATGTCTTCCGCTGCATTATTTGCTTTTTTTTGAAGTTTAGTTTTTTCAATTCTTTTTTGTTCGTTCTTTTCGATAACTTGTTTAGCTTCTTTGCTTTCAGAGTCTGACCCGAAACTTGCGCTAATTAGGTCTGCGGCCTGCGCTCCTTCTTCAAGTAACTTTACGTAAATTTCTTTATTGTTTTTGTCTTCAGATTCTTCTTGATTTTTTAAAGACAGGTATTCTTCAAAAGCTTTGGAAGATTTAAACTCTTCATCTAGCCACACTGATTTGATAACTATTTCTGATAGAGGGTTTTCTGCATGAGCTTCTCTTTTTGAAATTTTAGATACTACCTCCATACCTTTTGATACATAACCAAAAATCGTATAACCTGGCTTCTCTGAGCTTGGGTTAGAGTTCCAGTTGTCGCTCAGGTTTATAAAAAACTGAGTTCTTGCGCTATCTGGCAATCTGTTTCTCGCCATTCCTATTGTTCCAGCCATATTCGATAAGCCGTTGAATGATTCATTTTCAATTGTTGGATAATTTAAACAATCATTTGCTTCGTTATGTTTATCTAAAACATCATGCCCGCCGCCTTGAATAATATAATCTGGCATTACCCTGTGGAATATTTTGTTTACATAAAAATCATCTATAATTAAATCAATGAATCTACTTACTGAAAGGGGTGATCTCCATGCATCAAGCATAACATCAAAACCTCCATCATTAGTATCTATTCTTGCTTTAATTAAGTGTTGTTGTTTAATTAATTCTTGTCGATTCATAGTAAATAATACTATCGTTTTGGTTTTAATTTTCTACTATAAAATCTTTTTTACCGATTGTCTTCCAGAAGTTTTCATTCTTTTCGAATTCATCTTTTGATTTTTCAATTAACCTATGATTTCTGAAACCTAGTCTTGTACCCATTATTAAAAAGTTTATTTTTGAAAAAGTAAATAAATCAAGATCTTCTTTTTTGCATTTAATTAATACTTTTAATTGGTGTTGCTCGTTATTTGAATTGCTTGAGCCTATTTCTTTGAGGGTGATTTTTTCACTAATAATGTCAAACGCGATTATAATTGGTTGATTGCATGTATAAGACATTACTTCTATAGAATTTTTCTCGCAAGACTCTACGAAAATTGGGTCTATTTTGAATTCAATGTATTTATCTCCTTTGTTTTGAATAGATATGTTATCGAAAAATAAAACCTCTGGAGACTCTACGCAAGATAAAGCTCTGAATCCATAATTTTCAGTTTCTATTACGCAGCTTTTTGAACCTGGAGGGCCTGGAGGTCCTTGCGGCCCATTACCTCCACCTGGAGTTCCTGGAGTTCCATCAGTTCCTGGAGTTCCATCAGTTCCATCAGTTCCTGAAGTTCCATCAGTTCCTGGAGTTCCATCATTTCCTGGAGTTCCGTCAATTCCGTTAATTCCGTCAATTCCGTTAATTCCGTCAATTCCGTCATTTCCTGGAGTTCCTGGATCTCCGTCAACTCCTTTGTCTCCGTCAATTCCTTTATCTCCGTCAATTCCTTTGTCTCCGTCAATTCCTTTGTCTCCGTCAATTCCTTTGTCTCCGTCAACTCCTGGAGTTCCATCAGTTCCTGGAGTTCCATCAGTTCCTGGAGTTCCATCAGTTCCGTGAGTTCCATCAGTTCCGTGAGTTCCATCAGTTCCGTGAGTTCCTGGAGTTCCATCAGTTCCTGGAGTTCCATCAGTTCCGTGAGTTCCATCAGTTCCTGGAGTTCCATCAGTTCCTGGAGTTCCATCAGTTCCGTGAGTTCCATCAGTTCCGTGAGTTCCATCAGTTCCGTGAGTTCCATCAGTTCCATCAGTTCCGTGAGTTCCATCAGTTCCATCAGTTCCGTGAGTTCCATCGGTTCCGTGAGTTCCATCGGTTCCGTGAGTTCCTGGAGTTCCATCAGTTCCGTGAGTTCCATCAGTTCCATCAGTTCCATCAGTTCCTTGAGTTCCATCAGTTCCTGGAGTTCCATCAGTTCCTGGAGTTCCATCAGTTCCGTGAGTTCCATCAGTTCCGTGAGTTCCATCAGTTCCGTGAGTTCCATCAGTTCCGTGAGTTCCATCAGTTCCATCAGTTCCGTG